GTTCATCGTTGCGATCCTAACTACGCAGCCGACAGCGCCGGCTCGTGCCAAGGTCCATAGTGCTCGTACGCATGCACCAGCGTCCGCTGAAGCATCATGTAGGCGAGCTCCTCTATCACCGTAGCGAGCTTTTGAACAGCAGCCTGACTGGGGTAGCGGCACAGGTGCAACGCCGCCTTCATAGCAGCGGCGTGTGCTGTGTATGGGTCACGGCGGATGCGGACGGTCCCGACCGTCAGGACGTGACCATCCAAGGTCGCCAGCTCCGCCAGATACCACAAGACGTCCCCGAGCTCCTTGGCGAGATCCTCTCGGAAGTCCTGACTGTCTCCTCGGATCCGGCGCTTCAGCTTGCCAGCGACCTCTCCGAGCTCCTCCAGGAGTCCGCTCTGGAGGCAGTGAGTCTGCGTCTCAAGAGGCTGACTTTTGGAGAGGTTGAAGTTGGACGCCAGTGTCTGATAGACCGCGAGTGTGCGAGGGTAGGGTAGGGCCGTCGCGGTCATGTCCTCCTGAACTTGGAGGGTTGAGACGAGGTAGAACTCAGACTCGTAGAGGAAGACATCCGACCCTCCACGGACCTGGATCGGTACGTCTGGTACGAGGTGACCTTGTACTGTGGGTACCGCCTTAACCAGCTGTTCCGTCTGTAGCGACCCGTTCGGAGGGAAGACCCACTGACCTTTGAGGTTGAGAGTTGCGAGCAGCATACCTGCTATGACGGCAGGCTAGGCCTTGGTCGAGAGCGCATCGTCTGACAGTATCACCAGATCTAGACTCTCTCGGATGATGTAGAATCCCCTGTCGAGAAGCTTGCGCACCACGACAGAGATGGAGTTCCGAACGAGCTGTTTGGAGATATAGACGAGCACCCTAGAGTGCTAAACAGGGGATCGGAAGAAGCGGATCAAGATGATGGCGATGAAGCAGAGGAGCATCCCGAGATTCGACAGCAGGATGTACGGATCATGGATCCGGTAGCCGTGGACGGTCCATACAGTCGTCGCAAAGACGGCAGACCCACTCCATAGATAGGAGCTCCCAAGCGGGACACGCCAGGCACGCACAACCTGCGGGACCAGGCTCAGGACAGCGATCGTTGCCGCGAGGCTAAGTAGAGCTTGCATCGTCTTTCCAGTTTGGGTTGTCTGTGGGTAGATGCCGTGTACAACGGGGCTCGTAGATCGAGTCTCCCACCAGTATAGGACCCTCCTTCAGCACCTTGCAGATCGCGAACTGGGCTACCTCTCTGCAGATCGTACAGTAGGCGATCCGATGGGAGACTGAGGTAGCCCAGGAGACGACCTCCAACGTCGTGTCGAAGGGCTTGAACTCCGTCGTGAAGAAGAGTCCAGCTGCGACGACGCGGGAGCCTCTCTCCAGTACCTTCAGCAGGAACTGACGAGAAGCCGAGGGTGATGGACTCCGCTGTAGGAAGTGGATCTCATCGACGAGGATGACGGCCTCATCCGGGACTGGGATATCCACCCAGGAGGCCTCCTTCTGGAGGATGTAGTCGAACCGACGACTCCGTCCGTCTCGACTCCGCAGGTGGTCTCCGCTTCTCGTATCAAGCTCAGGTCGAACGCAATACACGAGGGCTCCCTCCCTCTCCGCAACCTGCGCGATATCCAACAGCTCAGCTGACTTGCCTGCGCACATCGGCCCGAGGACGATGCGCAGCGGATCATATCGACTCGTCTCGACCTTCATCCGCAACCTCCTGGAGAACCGCAGTTCAGGCACTTGACGCACGGACCTTGTCGTACTGTCAGATGGCCACACTCCGCACAGGGAGGACCATTCGCGTAGGTCGACACGATCGTTGAAGCTTCGACCTTCGGATAGACCCCGGCAGGAATCTGGATCTTGGTCGGGATCTCGTCTCGTAGAGCTCCCGACTCATTCAACGTGATGGCGGTATCGCGTAGCGTCGGACCCTTCAGCATCTTCGCCAGATGCTGACAGATGTAGTCGATAAGAGAAGACGCCGAACTGACATCCTGATCCTCCGACGTGAACCCAGACGGCTCGAACCGCGTATGCTGGAACTTGGTGATCACGACCTCAGGCTCAATACCGGCCTGAAGCCCCATACTGACGGCGATCGCCCAGGCGTCCAGTAGTGCTCCTACCGTCGATCCTTCCTTGTGCATCCGAACGATGATCTCTCCGAAGGATCCGTCCGGATGGTGATTGACCGTGAGGAGCCCCTCGTGACCGGCGAGATTGAGCTTGACGGTCTGCCCGTACCGGTGCTGTGGCAGACGCTTGCGATCACCCCAACGACGCTCCGTCTTCACAGCCTCCTGCAAGGTCTGCTTCTGTTGCTCTGTCTTCGACGTCGAAACCGGCTGACTACGCTTGCAGCCGTTACGATAGACTGCGACGGCCTTCAGCCCCAGACGCCAGGCCATCATATAGGCGTTTTCGATGTCCTCGACCGTGCAATCGTTGGGTAGGTTGACGGTCTTGCTGATCGCACCCGACAGGAAAGGCTGGCAGGCTGCCATCATGAGGATGTGACCTTCGACGGAGATCGAGCGCTTGCCGTTCGCGGGACTGAAGGCACAGTCGAAGACCTTCTGATCCTGCTCGGTGATCGGAGACTCGATCAGTTCACCATTTAGGATGACGTCCTCGATCGTGTCATAGCGTGCGATATGCTCGAGAGCAGCCTCGATGTTGTGATCGTCATAGGCCAGACGCTGTAGCGCCTCGCGCACCGTCTGGTTGACGAGCTTGAGCGTCCCACCGCCGACGAGTCGCTTGTACTTGACCAGCGCGATGTCCGGCTCGATACCCGTCGTGTCGACGTCCATCATGAATCCAATCGTACCCGTCGGAGCCAAGACGGTCGTCTGTGCATTGCGATAGCCGTGCAACTCGCCGAGGTCGACTGCTATCTCCCACTCCCGCTGCGCGACTTTGGACAGACGATTGGCTTCCCCTGCGCCTCGATTCAAGTTGTTCGCTGCCATCTGATGCTGACGCATAACACGCATGAAGTCGGTGCGGTTGTTGGCGTAACCGTCGAATGGCCCGACGAGCTCCGCCAGACGCGCGCTCATCGCATAGGCCCGTCCGGTCATGATCGCAGTGATCGCAGCTGCGATCAATCGACCGTCTGACGAGTCGTAGGGCAGACCCCATGCCATGAGGAACGCACCCAGATTCGCATAGCCGAGTCCGAGAGGGCGATAGGCCTTGCTGTTGCGGGTGATCTTGGCCGTTGGGTAGCGGCTGTTGTCAACGATCGACTCCTGTGCCAGAATCGTCAGCTCGACGGCGTATGTGAAGCTGACAACGTCGAACTCGTCTCGACGTTGGAACTTGCGCAGGTTCAGCGACGCCAGGTTGCACGCGCTGTCGTCCAGGAACATGTACTCCGAGCACGGGTTCGACGCGAAGATCCTGGAGGTCGTCAGGCAGGTATGCCAGCGGTTGATCGTCGTATCGTACTGCAGTCCGGGGTCACCGCACTCGTATGCAGCGACCGCGATCGAACGGAAGATATCGTACGCCTGATAGGTCTGGTGGACCTCTCCCGTAGTCACATAGTGAGTCGCCCAGGAACCTCGCGCTTCGACAGCCTTCATGAACTCGTCTGAGACGCGCACGGAGTTGTTCGAGTTCTGATAGAAGACCGAACGGTAGGCCTCTCCGTTGAAGGACCCGTCGTACCCTGCGTCGATGAGTGCGTGTGCTTTACGCTCCTCAGCTGCCTTGCACTGGATGAACTCCAGCACGTCGGGATGATCGTCGTTCAAGATGACCATCTTCGCAGCACGGCGAGTCTTGCCCCCGGACTTGATGACGCCTGCGAAGGAGTCGAAGCCCTTCATGAAGCTCACCGGGCCAGAGGCGTAGCCCTCCTTCGAGGAGCGTAGGGTCGAGAGGTTCGATCCCGTACCAGAGCCATACTTGAACAGCATACCCTCAGTCTTGGCGAGCTCCAGGATACTCTCGAGTGTGTCCTCGACGGAGTTGATGAAGCAGGCCGAGCACTGTGGATGGTCTTCGACGCCGACGTTGAACCACACAGGCGAGTTGAAGGACATGTACTGCAGGATGACGAGAGCGTAGAGCTCCTCCTCGTAGAGGAGGCGCTGCTCTTCTCCGATGTACGGGACGGCCCATCGTGCGAGGACACGAACGACGCGACGAACGACATCGAAGATGCTGGATTCACGCTCCGCGGTTCCGACCTGTCCTCGGAAGTACTTCGAGACGACGACTTGAACAGCGAGGTAGCTCCACCCGGCAGGCGCAGTCACGCCTTGTTGCCGGAAGTAGACCTTTCCGGTGTCGTCTGTGATCTCGACGTCGTGCTGGACAGGCTGTAGGTAGGCTGCACGCTCGGATAGGAGTTTGGAGAAGTAGGGTTTGATCTCAATCATGACTTTCGTTGACCTTGACTGCGCCCTGCTGAAGCAGGCGCTGGATGTGCTCGAAGCGTGTCGCGTCGATGGTCTTCAAGCGACGCTCCACCTTCGATCGGATTTGACGGACGGACTCGATAGACTGGATCCCGAACTCACGGGCAGCTTCTCGCAAGCTCATACCGTCGTCGATCTTCTTGTAAAGTTCGATGTCTCGAACATGTCGCTTGATCTCGTCTGCCGACGGAATGCGAAGCGTTCGGCCAGCAAAGATCTGGAGGAACTTCACGAAGTACTTGTCTCCGAAGACCTCCAACAGCTCTGGTAAGGGTGTATGCTCCGCGATGTACATCACGGTAGCGTAGTTGCCACCGAGGATTGTCGCATAGTCGAATGGCTCAAATTCTTCGTTATTGGTCATACAGCCTCCCGCGAATGAGATCCCAGAGTGGACGCGGTGCCATTCCGCGCATTCGCATGATTAGCTCCGCCATCCGGACGCGTACCATGAGCTGGTCAAAGAACCCTTGTAGTATCGTCCGCGGATTGCGGTAGCCGTAGAGTCCACTGTAGTCGCGCACGACCTCTACAGGCAGCTCCTCTCCAGTCAGAAGGTAGTACTCTAGAGCCTCCCTCGCCAGTCGCAGGAGCGTCTGTCGGTTCGCATTTGCAAGAGGTAGACGCAGCCGATCGAGGATCTTGTCGTAGAATCGACGAGCACGCACCATCGATTGCGCCAGCTCGATTCGCTCGTCTGCAGACAACGATTCTGGAGACGCAACCATGGCGAGCTGTCGTGCATCTCCGTAGGACATCTCCCCGCGCTCTGCAGCCTCGTACGGGTCTAGACCACTGATACGTGGGTAGTCACGCTCGCGATAGCCTATATCGTTGAGGCCGAACTTCGTCCCCCAGTTGTTTGCGTAGACACGCAGCCAATTGAGCGGACTCATGTTCGTTCGATATGAACCTCGTCGCAGACTCTGTAGAGCGTAGTCGAAGATGTAGAGGAACCAATCGACATTCTCGTCATTCTCTCGCAGATTGATGTTGTACCGACGATAGCGCTTTGCCGCGTTCGCAGTCAGCTGTCGACAGAGAGTCGCGAGCTGCGCGAGACAGCGCTCCTCAAGATACTTGAGTCGTACTCGACCAGCCTCTGCGATGTTTCCCTGAGTCCGCAGCTCGTAGTACTCACCGTACTCTCGTACCCACTCACTCTCAGAGAAGGTCGTTCTCGCGATTGATAGGATGGCACGGTAGATCGGAGATGCGCTGCGGTTCGCTGTCGCAAGAATCGCAGTCTGCCTCTCCGGAGGTAGAGATCTGAAGGATCCCTTCGGGGTATCCAGCTCACTGGAGCGTAGGTCACGCATCGCTGGCCACCTGCACATAGACGCAGGATGCATACGGTAGCAGGACCTGCGTGCGATGGATACTGTCGTAGTGATCCACGAGCGAGTCGTCTCGACCAATCGACTTGAAGATGGCGTCCTGGATCATCTTGTCCAGGGCACTCAAGTCGATCGTTCGACGTTCGAAGTACTCCTCCGGAGTGCGAAGCGCTGTCTGGAGCCATGCCAGGTTCAGTTCGATGGAGCCCTCTCGGGCCTTTCCAAACATCGACCGCAGGGCCTCTACACGCTCGCCAGCGCCCTTTCTGAAAGGGGCCTGGGCAGCGGCAAGGCAATGGTCCCAAGTCACGTCCTGGTGGAGCTGGAGAGTTCCTAGTGAGCGTAGGAACGCGGGCGTCAACCGATCCAGTCCAAGGCTTGCCGCCAGCAGACAGACCTCATGCGCAGGTTGGAGGAACCAACAGTTCTTGAAGTGCTCCCGGTTCCGGTAGTACGGATGGGGATTCACCCAGAACCAGTCTCCGTAGTAGTGGAAGCGCATGTGGAGCGTCTTCGCTTTGAGCAACCAACCAGGTACGGCCTCCCGCTTGAATCGCGCTTCAAGCAGGGCAGCTAACTGCTCCTTGGCACCTCTCGCCTCTGGCGAGAGGATCAGTCTGCCTCGGATATTGATCATCGCATTGTTCCACGGGATCGGCGATCCAGGGAAGACGAACTCGATCGTACGCATCTCAGCCTCGCTCAACTATCGTTGCATGTCCACATTGGGTGCTGTGGCTCGTAGCAGCTTGCCTTGCTCCTGCGCGCGTCTTCGCGCGTCTATACCGACCACAGTCAAGGCATCTCCAGTACGTTGGGATCATGACTCTGAGAGGTCGATAGCCCTCTCTCCTCGGCAGCGTCACCTGAGCTGGACCTTCAGGCTTCGGCCAGCTTGGTGCAGACTCAGACTGAGTCCACCAACTGACCACTCGATCTAGGTAACTGCGAAGCCAGCTCATCGCTGAGCCTCCCACTCCTCAAGGTGAGACTTGATCTCGTCACATACGAGCCGAAGGATGACGCGCGCCTCAGGTTGATCTGAGCCGTACGTCGACGCTATGGTCTGCTGTTGTTGGTCATTCAGCGCAACGTACTCTCTGAGGTCGGCAAGTTGCCGTCGAGCTGCGACACCCTGGTTCAGCAGCTGTGTCAGCTTCGGCATGACCTTGTCAAGGACCTTGACGAACCGAGCCTCTGAAGAGGCTAGAGATTCGTACTCGACGAGACGCTGTCCTAACCAGGGCCAGCATCGGAATTCAAGATAGAGCTCCCTGAGGGCAACCGACTCTCGTCGATGCTTGTCCTCGCGCCCTTGATCGCTGATCTTCAGCGTAGAAACGTCCCCGGTCTTGACCTCTACCAGATCGTGGACCAGTGCGTATTGGGCAACGAGTCCTACATCGAGTCGTGGACGTCGCGCTATCCGAGATCTACAGCCTTCCAGCGGACCTACGATTGAGCTGTCCTGTCCTTCCGCCTCACGATTCACCTGTTCTGCGACCGCACAGGCGATCAAGGAAAGCATCACAGTGTGATCGGTATCACTCTCGGGTGTGATACCATCCTGGTGTGCTGTGACTCGGTTGACACGCCCGAAGTCGAGCGCAAGCGACGCAAGCTTCAACAGCGACGCGACTGTGATTGTCATACGCGGACCCCTTGAACGTCTCGTCGGACACGTCCCATCTGGTAGAGGATCTCTGCTCTATCCTGGATGAGTGAGTTGAACTCGTACTCCCGCCAGATGTCGTCGAGATGTTTCTCGTTCACAGCCCAGGGAGCTTGCAACTGACGGCGTACCATAGCCAGCTGCTCCTCGTCGAGGAGGTCAATGGTCAGCAGATCCACCAGGAGGAAGTTCTGGATCAGAGCTGCCTTCGACTCCGAGAGCATCTTGAAGCCTTTCCCTCCGAGAGAAGAAGCACAGCTCAGGATGTGGTCCCAGTTCGGCTCGCCGTCGAGGTACTGATCGTCGATGTTGCGTGCGAAGTCACGCGCCTTCTTCTCTCCGATGCGTGCATCCGGCGCAGCCTTTGGAACATCGTCTCCTGGATCTCCGAGGATGCAGTGACAGAGGCGATACTGCAAGGGCGTAATCTCGTGGATCTGCGTGAACCTCTCCCGGTTCAGGATCTCTCCCTCTTTTGAGAGGTGACCACGATCGAGTCGTGTCCCAGGGATCTGGAGAAGCTGATAGTAGTCCTTGTCCCCGGAGCAGAGTAGCGCTCCCGGATTCGTCCGTGCAAGATGCGCGATCACGTCGTCCGCCTCGACGCCTTTGATCCACAGCTGCGGGACTCCAGAGGCTGTCAGGACTTTGCGAGAGCTCTTCAACTGCTCTAGGACAGACTTGTCCTCCTCGGGGTCGAAAATCGGAGAGCCGTGCTCGTCGTACTTGCGGCGACTCTCTTTGTACGTCGGGAGGATCGCCTTGCGTCGACTGCTACCTCCGTCCCAGACGAAGAGGATACGCGCTCCGCGATACATCTTCAGGATCGAGTAGGCCAGTCTCTGGAATCCGTAGAGACCATCGACCGGTATCCCCTTGCTCGTGAAGAGCCCTTTGTGAGCATGTAGCCCTCGGTGGAAGACGTTTGTCGCGTCGACGAGCACGAGCTCTGCTCGTGTATCCGCTGCGACGGGGGCCTCGTCGAGGTCGATCTCAAATTCAATCTGCATTTGACTTCCTGCTTAGTTGTTGATGGATCCGAGGATAGCAGTCAGCCAGATACTGACCGGGGCCTAGCATCCAATGCCAAGCGTTCTGTTGTCGACGACAGTCAGACAGGAACTCTTCCCATCGGAGCTCCATGAGGCGGATGAAGGGCTCTGGTGAGCCTCGCTCTCGATATCGATTCAGGTACTCCTCCTTGAGGAGCGGATCTGGGTAGACAAGGATGGTACGTTGACCAGCCTTCGCAAGACCATCGCGTACTTCCTTGTGCGTTGAGGCGAGGATGAGCTCATGCAAGCCATGACTTGCACGCTCAATCAGCACGTCGACGTAGTTCTGAGGCCACTGCGCATCCTTGGCGAAGGCGCTCGAGTCTGTGTCGAGTACGTTCGCCTGCTTGGCGAGGTAGGATTTCCCGACTCCGGGAAATCCACAGAGGATTCTGGTCATGGAGACTTGGACGGGCGTCGAGATGCTGGATCCGGCGATTGGCTAGAAGTAGCCCGGTGGGAACTCGTCTGGAGTGTCCTTGATCGTTGCGGCGACCTGCGCCAGCAGAGCCTGGTCCAGCTGGTGATAGTACTCGGCCTGCAGCATGTCGAGGGTCCCGTCGGCGAAGTACTCCTGGTACTTGGCCTCAAAGTCCTTCTCGAAGAACCCCTTGTCGGTGACGCCACAGGTCTGGATGTAGTGGTCTGTGAATTTGAAGAACGGGCCAGCAGTCTTGAGGATGCCGAAGTCCCGGAAGAACCTGAACCACTCCTTGTGGAGTACCCACAGATCGTCGCCGATATAGGTGATCGCCGTCTCGAAGTCGTGGGTATCCTGACTGGTGCGACTCTTGACGGGTCGGAACTTGATCTTCAACTCGACAGGGTCTCCCGACTTGTCAAGGACCCACGCCTCTGGGATGATCGCTCCGGTCTTGTCGCGGTCGATCGCCATATGCAGGACCGTCGTCGTTGCGAAGGTGGTAGCCACCCCTCCGACCTTCGATCCGACGCCACTCTTGTGTGAGATCCCCAGGATGGTCAGACCACGGTCTGAGAACTCCGCGAGGTGCCGTCCCCACAGCTCCCGGGTTGTCTTGCCCTTGTCTCCCATCATACCGACCTGATCGGGCTTGTACTTCTCGGTCTCTGTGATATAGAAGGAGAAGGAGTCAACGATCGCCAGCGCCTCTCGACCTTCGAGGTGGCACTGTCGGCTGATCTTGTCCATCTCCTTGAAGAGAGCTTCGATGTGCGGGACCTCCACACCTTCGCTGATCTTCAGCCGTGACAAGTCTACACCGAGTCGGGCAGCCTGCGGAGTCAGGAACCCTCCCATCTCGGAGAGGAAATAGTAGACACGGGTCGGCTGCTGATAGATAGGCAGCACACACCGGCCAGAGGCTAGCGCACCATCGACCGTCCAGCCGGCTCCAGGAGTCCATTCCTGTCCGTTCAGCTTCCGCAATTGAACGTAGCGGAACTGGTAGGGTGACAGACCCTTCCAGTACTTGATCTTGAACTTCTTCCCCTCCGGGACCTCCTCGACCTCCTCGAGCTTGGCATCGTCCTGCGCCTTCCGCACATCTGCGTAGACCTTCGGATAGGCTCCCTTGAATGCGTCCATGAACCGCGTCGCGAGGTGGACATGCAGCCATGCATCCCGCTTCGACGCCTCGACGTCGTCTGGCACGAGGGCGTACCACTGCGCGTCGACCTCAGGTTTCTCTGGGTGATCGACGTTCAGTGTCCCCTTCGACACAAAGTACTCGAGCTGTTGCGTATTCAGTACCTGGTCCTTCACCGGAAGGTAGGCATGGTGCTGCGCATACTTCACGACGCTCAAGGCGAGCGTTGATTTGCGATCTCCTGAAGACGCGAACAGTTCGTGTAGTCGAGCACGCTCGAAACCTCGACCCAAGACGGCATCCAGATACGGACTGCCTGTCGTGAGCCATCGACTTGGGTCGCTATAGTGCGCTCCGTGAGCTGCCAGGAACTCACGTGCTTTGATCGCTGTAGGGGCTGCCATCGTTCACTCCTCTGTGGATGGATGTCGCATATCGTAGTCTGCGTCTCGTGGAGCACGCAGACGCTGAGGCTCGTCGAAGCGTGCCTCCGTCTTGTTGCTGTGTCGAGGCGAGAGATTGATAAGCCCCTCCTCGACGATTGCGATGTTCTTTTGGATGTTGGCTTGATCAGCCGCGGTGGTGGGTCGTTTCGCCTTGAGTACAGCCAGACGGGTCCGAAGACCCTCCTCTCGATTGTCCATAGACTCCTCCGAGAGGAGGGACGCGAGGCTAGCTCGAGGGTGTGGCCTCTTTGCTCGCCTTCTCACGCTTGAACTTGGCCACAACGCATCGGTTCTTGATCATCGACGGGCAGGCGAGGCATTCCGGCGACTGGATCACAGGGAGCAATCCGAAGCAGCGAGGCTGCCCCTTCGTGTCCTTCTCGTTCGGGTTTCGCCGATCCAGCAGGTAGCCGTCGTCCAAGACGATCGGACGACCAGCCGGAGGCATCGTCGTTGCGTAGTCCGACAAGAGCACGGGATCACCGGATAGCGGATAGGTGGCCTGCCCTGTCACAGCCTCCGCAGGAACGTGCACAGGAGCCACAGGAGCAGGCTCCGGCTTGCTTTGGCTCACAGCCTTCGGCTCCGCCTGGACTTGCTGTTGCTGTGCAGTCTGCGTACTGTTCTGTGATTGCTGCGTGTTCACACTCGGAGGAGCGCTCCCCTCCTTCGGAAGCTCCCCACTGGATGTGCCCTCCAGGACGCGCTGGACTTCGGCCTTCAGGAAGTCATAGACTTCCTTGCGCTTCGCCTCCGCATCCTTCCCGGTCGTCATCTCCTGGAACAGCTTCTTGCTTCCCAAGCGGGCTTGCAGCTGGTTGGCGCGATGAATGCGGCGCTTGACCTCCTCATCACCGGCCTGCTGGCCTCCACGATAGAAGTTGACGATCTCGATGTCGATCAGCTGGCGTGCCGACAACTGGCCCTTGACGGTGTAGATGCCTGCGTTCCCGCGGTACTCGCGCAGAGGCTCCATCGAGTAGTTGTTGTACTTGTTGCGATCGTCCTTGACACCGACGATCGCAATCGGATAGCCCGTCCGCGCATGCGTCGGGTCATTGCCAGGCTGCTTGACCCAGTCCTCGATGATCTGCGCCATCTTGGGCTTGCCCATGTCGAGCCGGATGAGGTAGACCTCGCCGACCACATAGGGATCACGCTTGCGACGCTCTTGGTCGATCACACCAGCGCCCTTGCAGCTGGCATTGGAGCAGGACGCGCGCAACTGGACGTTGTCGTAGCAACTGGGGCATGTCGAGGAGTCCTGGTACAGGATCCCTGCTCCCCACGGTCGAGTGTCGTCGTAGCAGCGCTTCATCAGCGGGTGCTTCCAGACGCTCTTGTCGTCTGCCTTGCCCCAACGGATCAGGAGATCCTTGATCTCCATCTTCGCCTTGTTGACAGGGTCGATCTCCTTCGGCAGAACCGGGATCACCAGCAGCTTGCCGTTGCTCCGCTGCAAGCCGACCTTCCGATAGATCCGCTCGTTGATCATACGGAAGACACCTTCACGCGTGTGGAAGGCCACGAGGCGGATGATGGAACGTCCGAGACCGCTGATGAAGCGCTCGGACTGGAACTCGCGCTCCTCTTCCTCGGTGGCTGCCTCCGAGGTCTCTGCGTCCAGGTTGATGTCGAACTCTTCGGGAGGCGGAGCATCCGCCTGTGACGGCGCTCCATTCTGGGTCGTTGTGGTCATTTGGAACCTCTGTGGCTTGCATCAGTAGCCACTACGTCTGTTCGTTGCCAACAAGTCGGGCTGCACTCGCCTTCAGCTCGACGGTCATAGCGAGTAGGAACGGATGGCGAATCACCCGGTGATCGATGTATTTCTGTAGGATTTTGACAGCATTCTGCGCAGCTGGACGCATACGCAAGTTGCCCATCTCGACATTCTCTGCTGCGTACGCCACGACCGCCGACATATCCGCGAAGCGGATGATCTGCCCTGCGAGGTCGTCCGCCTTGGCCTTCGTGACAGCGTCCAGCCAGCTCTGAGGTAGGCCCACTTTGCGCGCCCATGACGTGAGCAGCCGTATGGCGACGCGGTTGACCTGCTTGTTCAGCGTGGCATCGGCATGCTTGAATTGGTGCGGGATGTCTCCCGAGACGACCTCGTCGTAGTCGTGAAGCAGCGCACGAGCCAGTAGATCCCCGAGGTCCAAGTCTGCCGTCGGATCGTAGACTCGAAGCTTCAGATAGATCATGTGCGCCGTAGCTGCGACGAAGAACGAATGCTCTGCGACGTTCTCGCGACGCAACACATACTGTGTGCTGTAGCGGTCGATCACCGCAAGCCGGCGGTGATCTCCGTTCACGAACTCCTGGACCAGAGCACCAGCGCAATCTCGTAGAGATGTGTCTGTGATCCAATCTGCCATAGGTCGATTCATTGCGTCTGCCCCTTCCATGGAGTTCTGATTCCCTGCTTGGCACGCTCCATTGCCTCTAAAAGCAAGGTCGCAGGCCCGACGACAACCTCGTTTGCGTCACCAGTCAGCATCACGTTGATACGGACTGTCTGGTCAGGTGCATAGAGGATGATCTGGGGTCCTTCATCGATATAGCGCCGTTGACGACGGAGAGCTGAGGCGTAGCCGATCTCCCAGAGTGTTCCCTCATCTGCATACGCGGGGAAGGCGGACGAGCTCATGACCTCTTGGATCATCTCTTGGAGACTCTCCGCGGTCCTCAGTCGGACCGATGCACGTACTCCCATCTCGACGCCTATGGCATTCTTCTCTCGGTCTTTGAGTCGATCGACCTCCGACTGAAGGCGCTTGTTGATGACATCCTGTGCTCGACGTCCGAGACCTGCGATCTGCGCGATGACGATATCGGCGGACTCAAGTCCTGCGACGTTCGCCTCCCAGACCTTGCCCCGATCTTCGGGTGAGGCGTCCTTCGAAAGGACCATGAGCCGACGAGGGCTGATGAGCTCGTACCCTGCACCCTCGATGACCTGCTCGATCTGCTCTACCAGCGCCAGCTGAGCTGGGTAGAAGAATGGTGCTGCGAGATAGACCTTTGTCACTTCTTCCTCCGTTTCTTCATCGACTCTGTGTATTTCTCGATCCCCTTCGTGCAGATTATCCAATCTGCGGGAGGGTTCAACTGAACGACGCCCCACATTGGCTTCAGCGTCTCATCTCGCATCTCATACTCGCGGCGATTCAAGCCACGGCCACCTCGGATCTTGCGAAAGACGTCGTAGAGAGCCGTCAGTGGATCGCTGACTTTGAACTCGGAGATTGAGGTGATGAGACGGTCCAACACCTTGCCCTGGACCGGGATCTCAGCCTCGTCTCGATCGAAGGCGATCTCCAAGATCTCGTCGAGTACAGCAGCCTCGATCGTCCCTGGCTCTGCTCGGTTGGGAGACTTGATGTCTGCCTGACGTTTCTTGGAAGGTGCAGCCTTCTTGGCTTGCTTGACAGCGTCGATGCGCAGTACTGGGTCCACGCCGTGCGTGCGGAGTGCGCAAGCGTGAGCGTGTGGACACATCGGAACGCAGATCTCCGAGTCATATTTGTAGTTGCCGAATCCGCCCAAGGTCTCCAGACACTTCGGAGGTGTCGGACTCTGGTCTGGTCCGAACGCAGAGCCCTTCGGGACAGCGGACAGCCGTAGCCTGTACAGCTGCTCTGGGCTGTACTTCTCGTACGGGAAGACACTCCCTCGCACACCGCCAACAGCGGCAATCAGACGATCTGTCTCCGGCGATTGCGGCTCGATTGTCTTGACGAGAGCTCCAATCAGGCCTTCGACGAGAACGTAGTCAATCACCTTCAACTTGCCGAAGGGTTCGACAACGCAGTCGGACCCAATCGGGGGAGGAGGATACGGCTTACGGGGAGACTCTCCTGGAGCAGGGTCATTGTCTGAATCCCAATCTCCGACGAGCTGTTCTCCTGCCTTGTTGAACACGCGTACTTTCATGCTACTGCTCCAGCCTGACCGGATCGCCGAATCCAGGCACCGGTATCGGCGTATTTGTGAGGGTCGAGCTCGATCTTCTGTCCGACCGAGACACCTACGGCGGTATCTGCTTTGAACGGGACATCCAGGTACGGGAAGTCCGAACCGTCTTCCATGACGAACCGTGTGATCGGCGTCACGTAGTCGATCTCCGGGATTCTCGAGTCGATATAGATCGAGTCGTGTACCGTCATGAAGATGTTCGCCGCTGGAGGTGCAGGCTCCTCAAGTAGCTGTTCGACAGCTCGAACGATGTCCGAGCGTTCCGCATCGACGGCTCGACGTGCGACGAGATCGATATACTCTGTCTCCCGCTTCAGAGTCCGAGCGATGACCACGAGATCTCGATTGACCTTGTCTGCACCCTGACCCTGGATCGGATAGTTGACAGGCTTGACAGACTGGTTCCAGTTCGACTCATTGACAGGTAGAGGGACCTCTCTACCTATCTCCATCACGATCATATGACGCTCGCGAGCGATGCGCTGCTTGCGTAGCTGCCACTCCTTCACGCCGCTGTACTTGCGGTAGTAGCCGTCAATGATCTTCTGGCAGTAGACGACGAGTTCGTCGAAGTGGACCTCGTACATCGCCTCGACGTCTTGACCATCAAGGCCACGAGTCCCCAGGTGGATCCGGAAGTCGGCGGTCGCGACCTTGTGTCCGTGTAGCTCACTTGCTCCGACGCGAGTTCCCCCACAGCTACAGCGTACTCCCTCGAATTGATGCTGATGGCCGTTCTCTCCTCCGACGACCAACCAGAGTAGAGCCTTCGCTGGATAGCTCGTCTGAACGACCCCGTCGACGACCCGGACATAGTCGGAGCGCATCCGCTCGAACAGCTGTTGCGCACAAGACTTCGCAGATCGAAGGTAGAAGATACCGAAGTGGATCATCTTGCAGAAGCGTCGCTCAGCGTCGTTGACCTTGTCGATAGGTCTGCCGAGAGCGTTGTGTGCAACGACGCGATGAGGATCTGTCCAGAGAGCCCACTGCTTCAGGGTCTCCTGACGAGAGTACCCCTCCTTGCCGTACTTCGCGAAGATCTGTGCCCAGTCTTGGGGCTTGCTGGGGTTCAACGCTCCGTCTTTGAATATCTGGAGGAGCTCTCGATCTCCAGAGAGTGCTGCTCCTACACGAAGCTCGAGCTGGGCCTGGTCTGCTTGCACCACGCCTCCGCCTCGAATCTTGTTGAGGACGTCCAGCTGCTTCTTTGCGTCTTTGCCTGGCTTCCCCGGCTTGTCTAGGTTCGCCGTTGCCTCTCGATGGAAGTTCGTCAGCATCGGAGACGCTGTGTAGTCTGTTGGCTCAGACCTGAACTTCGAGACGTACATCGACTTCAGACCTTCATCCCATGGGAGCGTATGCCACTCGCTGGTATGCCGGCCTGTCACTGCTGCGTAGGCATTGAAGCTGGGATGGATCAACGAGTCTGACGACCGCTTCTCCGGGGCAGGCTTGACATAGACGGAGTAGAGCTTGTGGACATCGTTCTTGTCGAGGATGATCGAGGCAAGGTCGTAGATCTCGACGCCCATCTTGGCCATAGCCTGATACTCGACGAGCTTCTTACCACTGGTCGTCGGGATCCTCTGCGTGCAGTTCATCTTGATCTTTGCACCGACAGGTGGAGCTCGACGCAGGATCAGCTGATCTGCCATCTCCGGAGCCTCCGAGAGGTAGCGGACGACTCTTCCGCTCCATCCGTTGCCCTGAAGATCGATCTTGAATGCCCGCATTGCTGCGTGGTCCTTGCCTAGGGACCAGGACTTCGTCTTCTCAAGTTCGACCCGGTGCCGAGCTCCTCCATGCTCGACCCAGACCTGGTGGTCGAAGGTATAGTCGAGTGGGCTGTCCTTGAGCCCCTTGTTGCGCTTCTGCAACGCGTGGATCGTGAAGACTCGCTGGACTCCATCTCCAACGCCGATCTCGATCTCGCTGTACTTGATCTCTCGATTGTACCCGAGGATAGGCCAGCCGAGGACCTTGTAGATAAGCTCCGAGACACGTTTGGGTGACTTGTGCTTGAAGCGCGTCTTCACCTTCTCCAGGTAGGTAGGACCATCCTCCGGGACGAACTCGCCGTCGACCTCCTTCCCATGGATCCCGAAGACCGTCGCATAGTAGGCGATGAAGTCCGGATGGAAGTAGAAGTTCCTCTCCGCCTTCTCGAGTGCAAGACGCAGACGCTCCTCTGCCTTGGCCCAGGCTTCAAGGTCGAGTGCCATCCCGTTCCGTTTCATCGCTGCAACCTCTGTCATGAGCGGTTGCATGTGGAACTCGTAGAGTTTCCAGATCTTGCCACGCTGGCGAGCCTTCTTCTCATCCTCCTCCCATGAAGCCAGCGTGACGCACGTGTCGATCGCGTTGTATCGCCCGAGCTTTTTGACCGGGACAACATCGTATGCGAAGGGATACTTCTTCGTCGTCCTGATCTGGTGCTCAGCAGCGTAGCGTGCCATCTCGACAGAGATGATGTTCTTCCAAGGCCGGTACCCGAGTGCCGCCCCTAGTTCGTCGAGAGCACCCGGTGACAGAGGGTCGACCGCCTTGTGCAACAGGAAGCTGTCATCGATGTTGTCGAGAGCCTTGCCCCAGAATCTCCAGGTGAGCTGCCATTCGTAGCCTGCGTTGTGCGCGATCACACGCCTTGCAGCCAGCAGCAAGCGCCAGATAGCATCCATTTTGGCGCGTAGGTACTGTACGGCAAACTCAATGCGGGAGGCTAGGTCGGCAGCTCTTAGCCTGGCGTTTTCCAGGGCCGTTCCTGTGAGACTGGCGATATCCTCGTTGACTTTTCGCAGTTCCTCTCGGAGGTAGTAGACTGGTGTTTGCCCTTCTGGGTGCTCCAGAACGACGTAGCGAGCAGCATGACGACCGTGCGCGAACGCTACCGTGAGGAGACGCTGATCCGTGCTGTAGAGGTCTTCAGCTCCAGGCGCGTTCTCCATGTCGTAGGCGATCGCCTTGCCTCGGACATAGCGCTCTGTGTAGAGATCGATCTGCTCGGGAGTCTCCAGCTCCTCGATCTCAAACTCCTCATCGAGGAGTTTGCCAGTCTTGCTGTAGCGTGCTACAGCTTCGAGGTCCTGCTGGACTTGATTGGCGACTGTCTGTGCGTTGCTGCTCAGCGCAGCGTACGGGTGGATAGCTGGCATGACCGGGATCCCCCACCGAGATGGATAGACCTGGCCATGGATGTTCGAGATGGAGTCTTTGACATCTGGGAGCACTGCCTTTAGGGCTGCAGCGCCAAAGACAACGATTAGTTCAGGCTTCAGCTCCTCGATCAGCTCATTCAACTGACCTGCGCACGCCTCGAGCTCGCGAGGATCCGGATCACGATTGCTGCCGTCGGGAGAGTAGGGGCGACACTTGCTGATGTTGTCGAGTGAGTACTGACCATGCAGACCTACACCCTTGAACTGCATGTCTCGCACACGAACGACCTCGCGCTCGCTGGCGTCACAGACTCCTCGGACAAGCTTACCGATGTCTCCTCCGAAGGGCTCGCCCTTATCTTCACGTCCAGGTGCGATACCGAGGAAAAGGATTTTGTTGCCTCGACGCCAAGGAGGCACTCGTAGAGAGGATTTGAAGAGTGGACAGGTCGTGCAGCCCTTGTGGAAATCGTCTGGACCAGCCTTACGACGGCCTTGACCGAGGCTGAGACGTGCTGCTGGGATCAGCTTCGAGAGCATAGCAGCGTTCTCGCTGATATGCTCGTCGCGGTTCTTCCAGTTGCCCTGACTCATAGACGCCAGAACGGCAGTACCCGCTGGGCGAGTTCACCTAATCGTTTCACATCGCCGACACAGTAGCGTGCGACGTCGAAGTAGCGACGCTCAATCCAGGCCTTGCCGACCTTCGTACCGTCGAGATCCTCCTTCGGAGAAGGTAGACCTAGTCCGAGGCTCACCTCCTCCATCGCAGTCAGACGTCCAGCTCCGTGGAAGCTCAGGACGTCGGCGAGGTCGAGATTCGACCTCAAGTCGTAGCGGTTGAAGGCGAGAGACCTTGTCGGGCGTACCCTGTTGCGGACGTAGTGATAGGAGAGGACAGGATGGTCGAACCTGCGACCATTGAACGTCAGCAGGGTGACGTCACGCTGCGGATGAACAAGCTCGTTGAAGAAGTAGAGACCCTCCTTCGAGGCTCGACCCAGTCCGCCTATGATGTTGAAGTCGCAGCTGAACTGCGGGTCTAGGAACTCCAGGACAATGTCCGGATCCATGAACGCGATGTAACGGCTGTCCGTCTCGTAGAGTACGAGCTCCCGCATCATCGATCGCACGTCCGCGAGTTGCCACAGATGCGGTGAGATCTCGATGACCATGACAGCGAGCTCTGCCATGGCAGGATTCAGTGCGGAGTTGGCATGTGCAACCTCGAAGAGGTTGTCCTCGTCATAGCCTGGTCCTGCGGACGCCGCCATCTTCTGAAGCTGCCGATCAGATAGCTGCTCGACGAGCTCAGATGAAGCTGCAAGCGTCTCTATGTCGAGGGAGACCCAGTCGGGTTGATTGTAGGCGTCGCGCTTCTCGTTCGGAGGGATAACGATCATACTCGGACTGGACGCGCTAGCTCCAGTCCCGTGCGTCTGCTTCGAGCTTCGTCAACCTCGCATGTCCAAGGTTGACGACATCCTGCTCGGTACGACCGGCATACTCGCCAGCTGCCAGGTGCAAGCCGCGACGCTCCGCGACCATCGCATCCAGCGCCTTGCGCAAGAGCCCCCAACGCTTGTCGTACTTCTCGCGCAGGTTATAGGCATCGAGCGTCGAAAGGATGATCGGAATCAAGCCGACGATCGCCAGCATGATGCCGATAGTCCGACTCGATAGGACGTTTGTGATGACGGAGAGGATCCCGCCTCCGACTGCGCCAACACCGAAGGCTGCTTGCACAGCGCGCAGGACGATCTGGAGGATGGCAAGTCGGTCACCGATCAGGCACAGCCGATGTGCCTTGGCTGTGCCCTTCTCGATAGCAGCGTCGTAGGCTGCGACCAGATCTTCAATCCTGGCGCTTCGGTGCTCGGAGGTGTTCGATGGAGACGTCGAAGGCTGCGGTAGGTCGACGGAGGGTGCTGAAGTACTCATGAGCATGCTTCGTAAATCCTTCATGGCCGTACTTCAACACCATGATAGGATCGACCTCGGCCTTCTCCTCTGTGCTCAAGAACTTCGAGTAGAGGACAGGGCAGATCGGACGATCCTTGTTCTCGAGGCGCTCCAGGGCGTCGAACTTCACGTTGCAGTGGCCACCGTCACAGGGCAGCAGACCGAAGAGTGCAGCTGTCCGCGGATCGTCTGGCATCTCCGAGCATTCACCACGGAGCAGCTCATCGATCATCCCCTGGATGGCAGGACCCCAGTAGTCGCTCTGGGCGAAGTAGCAGGTACGCTTCTTCAGCTCTGCTCGCAGCACTCGCAGATTGATCGACATATCTGCCGTGCTGTGTGCATGGACCCCGACATGCCCTCGCGCCGACTCTTTGCGAACACCCAGCTTCAACAGCTCTTTGTAGGTGTCCTGCTCCCGCTGAAAGATCTCCTGCGTCAGGGCGAGGGCCAGCGGCTTGTCTGCGATGTCGGACGCAATGAAGTAGTCGCCCGAATCTGCCAGATCTTCGTAGCCACGAACCCGACCCGACATCTCCCAGAAGGCTGCGTCGCGCTGGCGGTCGAGATGGTAGACGAACATCGCAGGACAGTTCGCGAAGGAGAAGTTGAACTGGATGAACTCGGCGATCGGCCAGTCTCCACTCGCAAGCTCGAAGAAGGCGTCGACCATCATCGCATAGAACATCGACTCCAGAGGCTGAATCGCAGCCGTGCCTTCGAGGTCCTTGGCTCCTCCGCATTTGTCCGCCTCCAGACTATAGCTGCGCCCTACGAGGTCGACGACCTCACGTAGGGCGCGCGTGAGCCCCTCTCCTCGTCCGCGATCCTTCCAGACGCGTGGGAACAGCTTACCGAAGGTCGGGATCTCCCCGTGGACGATCTCCTCGAAGGTCCGAGCCTGGAGGTTCTTGACCGTCCATGGGACGTTGGGCTTCTTGCTCTGGCGAGAGTTGAGCCAGACGCAGACCAGCGCTTCGACCGGTTTGTGCGTCATACTCGTGAGGCGGACTGTCATCGGCATCTGGATACTCCACGTAGAAGAGGTCTTTGCACTCGCGTGCGAATTCGAGGTATAGGGACGTCGCAAGCTTACCTCCGTGTCGGTCGGACACTCTGCGCCCTAAGATCACGACCGCCCCTCTTGTCTCCTGGATCAGGCTCAGGAGCTGTTGTAGTCGTATCTCTGCTTCCTTTGGAAGAGAGGAGATAACCGTGCGATACGGGTCGAGCGCACGTGGGTTGAAGTTCTTGATCAAAGGCACCATGTAGGATGTCCATATCGATCTTTGCAAGACTGTCGATTCCAGCCTGCCTCGACTGAACAAGGTACGCAGGTGGTAGATCTGTTGCTCCCGATGCAACTTGTGGATATCCTCGTAGGCGGACTGAGAGGGGAAGCTCGACGATCGCCCTGGTACTGGAGGAGTCCACGGGACGTAGCGTCGTCGGTACTCTGGATGGAGCGCCTCTGCAAGACGTTGACACCCGTTGATACCCTCAACAAGGACGAGCTGTCGAGGATTCGACTTCAGCTCCTGGAGTAGCTCACTTTTGGAGATCAACTGCATTGGCTGCCCTTTCGAATACTGAAGTGAAACGGCTCGAGCTGATCAAGGTCTCGCCGAGACGATGTACGATGAGTCTGTCGTAGATCCCTGCGGTGCCATTGTGGGCGATCCAATCCGCCTCTGGCTTCTCCATGAGAAGACCGATGGACCTAGGTGTGAGAGGGTAGATCTCCTGCCCTGTTACACCGTCGATCAACTTGATCTCGACGTACCCTGTGATGTGAGCTCGTGCGACCCACGCGTAGAGCTCGACAGTAGACCGCAAGACCCGTCGCTCCGCCCCCAGTCTCTCTCGTCGGGTCTCGACGAGACCAGCGTCTAGGACCTGCCAGACACGCGGACGCAGGATCGACCGACGTAGAACCTGCTGCGCAAGGTAGCAGTCCTGCTTCAGCGAGGCTTCATCGAGGTTCATCAGACAACCACGTTGCCCGTGAATCTCACACTCTACGTCCACTTCGAGTGGGATCCCACAGGTCGGACAGTTGTATGGGTACTCAAGCAGCGTGTCTTCGCTCATTCCGAACCAATCCTCGAAGGATGTGCTTGGGGAGTTTGATGGATGCGATGATCACGTCGGTGTAGTCCTGAAGACTCCAACGAGGCGCACCTGCGAGCTTGCGTTCGAGGTCTGGTGAGGAATCGGGATCCTCCGCCTCTTCTAGCCGTTGGCCTTTGGCGTTACGGCGTGGCTCTTGGAACTGGACGACTCTCGTCGGGATACCGAGCTCATTGAACCGCAGTCCGAGAGTGTAGGCTGTCAACCGTGCATCGCCGTCGAGCGCAATCGTTACCATCGAAGGTTGTAGCTGCGCTATCGACAGCAACTGCTTGCGACTCACAGTCTTACCCATAGTCGCGATACAACGACGTCCAGTGCGCTCAACAGCTAGCGCGCTGAACTTCCCCTCAGCCAGGCAGAGCTCCTGCCCTTGCGCGACCTTGTCGTAGTTCCAGATAGCTGTTGCACGTCGGAATCCAGAGCACGCGTGCCAGCGTTTCGTCACATCGCGAAGGATGATAGGACTGACGTCGCCCTCTGTCCGATAGGTCCGGGCCTGCCATCCTTGGTACTCACGGCGTGTCCAGACAGGGAAGAAGATGAGCCCACGGTAGACCCCCAGCTGAGAGAGGAAGATATAGTACCTGGCAGCGTCTGTCGACGAGACACGTCGACGCCACAGATACTCTACCGCTGCAGGGTCGGTCTCAACGGAGACTGGTCGTACCTCCTCCCATGGCTTGAGCTTCTTCTCTGTCCGATTGGGCTTGGCCTCGAAGCCTTCGACTATGACAAGACCTCCCTCCTCGCACTTGTGACAGAACCACAGACCGTTGGTGAGGTTCACGTAGAGATGACCGCTGCGATCTCCGCAGTCTCCATGCTTGAAGATCGCGTTGGTCTCGTCGGAGGTCAGTCTGTAGTCTGACCCGAAGGCCTCTTCGATGTTTTGGCTGATCACGTCTAAGACGACGTCTTGGGAGGGTCTTGGTCCGCGATAGGCGCAGCCATTGCTGCGCGCATGACGTCGACGATCTTCATCTCCATCTGACCGCTCGCGCTGAACTTGAAGTCCACGATACGGTAGTTCTCCAGCATCGGATGATCATTCTCGTCGAGAAACGTCACGGTTGAACCAAGCGTCTTGTCGGCGACGATCTGGACCTTCTTGACGGGGGACCCCTCGTTTGGGGACTTCTTCCGACCTCCAGGCCATTGGCTGTCTGTCCGATTCGAGCGCGGGATCTGGACCATGTCCTCACCGCCCTCTTCGGTCTCGACGAAGATTCTGTCGTTGACTTCGTCGGGCAGACTGTCGACCTTCGTGATCTTGCCCTTGATCGTCGTATGCTTCTCTGGATCGAAGTACTCAAAGTGCTGTCCGACCCAGTAGCGGTATACGTGCTGTGACTTCTTGCGTCCTCCCTTAGCCATCGTCGTCTTCCTCTTCTTCGTCGTCTTCGTCTTCCTCTTCGGAGGCTTCCTCCTCTTCAAGAGGCATGCCATCCAGATCTTCGTCGGGTGCGATCAAGATCGCCTCGACACGGTTCTCATGGTCGCGTACGACCGCCATCGGATCGTCGTCAGGCTTCGCCATAGGTAGTCTTACCTCCCTCTTTGATTGCAACGAGTCTTCGAGGCAGAGATAGCATATCCTGCCTGTGAGAGATCACGTAGATGGAAGGGACGCGCTGGAGGAGTTCAGTCAAGAACTGAACAAGACGCTCGACGCCCTGTCCGTCGACAGCCCAGGCTCCCTCGTCGATCACAAAGATGTTTGTCGGCTCGTACCGTCGTCGAGCTACCAAGGCTCCGGCCATGTTGACAGCGAAATCGACAATCTGACCTTCTCCTCCTGAGAGGAGGCCTAACTGGGTGTCTGGTACCTTGACCTGCAAGGTCCCCTTCGCGTCGAGAACGATCTCGACCTCAATGTCTGAGAGTTCCCGGAGCACCCAGGTGAGCTCTTCATTGAGCTCTGGTAGCAGACGTGCGACCTCCCACGCAGGATAGCCAGAGGCACTGTATGTATCGCCGACATCTTCGAGATCCTTGATGAGCTCTTGTGATCTCTCGAGTCTCCGACGGATCTGATCTAGATCACGTCGAACGGTCGACTGCTGGTATCTCCGCATATCATCACTCCAGCGTTGGCGACGCTCGACGGAGCGCTGATAGAGCTGATTAGCCTCCTCGAAGGGAGGGCGTAGCAACTCCACCTCTGTCTTTGACTCTGCCCACTCCTGTTGGAGCCTTGGCAGGTTCGCTGAAGTAGACTCATACCGTGACTGCGTCTGTGTGAGCTTCTCGAGATGAGTCTGCAGTAGCAGAGGATCTGCAGGGCTGTGGCTCCCGCACAGCGGGCATGGTTGTCCGCTGAGGAGTGGAGTAAGCTCTTCGAGCTGACGATCTTGTTCGGCTGCTAGCAGACGTAGACGCTCTTGCATTAGCTGCACTTCGCGTGCTAAGTACGTCTGACGTTGCTCTGCCTGCACCAGCATCTGTCGGAGAGGATCCGGAGGAGCCTCCAGCCCCGGATCAGGTCCTGGATCTATAGGCCTCTCCTCTTCGCTCAGAAGGACCAGGTCTGACTGAAGGCTGTGTATTCGTTGCCGTACTGTGCGAGCATGCTCAGCAACTCTTCTGGAGGCGACGTCAAAGGCACTCCCAGCGGCACGTAGGAGTAGTTGCTTTCGATCTGCATCTCGTAGCGAGAGGAACGAAGGTATGCGGTAACCGAAGAATGTCGTCGCGACGAATGCAGCAGGACCCATGCCGAGCAGTTCGGCGATGAGTCCCGCAGGATGGCTGTGCCGCTCTTCAGTCGGTACCTCACCGTTAATGAGGACACGTACACCGGTCCGGTCTTTTGGGTGATGGCGGAAGCGAGACACAAGAATGACGTCAGGACCTCGACGGAATTCCAGGCTAACGCGGACCCATTGAGCACCTCGACGTATGATGTCATCCTTCTTCTCCGGATCTCTGAAAGTCGTATCGCTCAGCACCCACTTCAGCGCCTCCCAAGGCGTCGACTTCCCGGCTCCGTTCGAGCCTCCTCGATCTCTGTTCTCGCCTGTAACAGCGTATAGCCCATCTTGGAAATGGATCCGAGCGTACGCGACGGACAGGAAGTTCTCGATCTCGATGTAATGGAAGTAGATCACACCCTCTCCTCTGTCGAGAACGTCCCAGACTCGATTGCTTCGGCGATCTGCTGGAGTCTCCCGGCTCTCTCACCGTACTTCTCCTGCAGGTAGCTCTGCAGCGTCGTGCCCTTCCTCTCGGAGGTTGGCTCGATCTTCTTGGACTTTGGCCTCTGCGCCCCGAGGAGCTTGACGATCATATCAGGAGGCACGTTCCCCAACCAGCGCTGAGCATGCTCGCGGAGTTCGGGCTCTACGGTCAGGTTAACGTAGACCCGAGACTTCAACGCCAGGGCCTCTAATTCTGACAGGGAGCTCGCGTGGACCTTCAGGAAGGACCAGGCGTAGGGGTTCGCGTAACGCGTCTCTGTATCGAGTTCTGTGTCGATTACAGATGCGCCGAACTGGTGCTCGCCGGCATCTGAGAAGTTACGAGCCTGTATCGCACCCGTATAGACGATCTCCGACTCGCGACCCTTCCATCGCGAGGGTATGTGATAGTGCCCGCTGTAGATCCGACACGCCCCCAGATCGTCGACCGTGACCGAGCCGATGGCGTATCCACGGATCGTCAGTTCAAGGACACCGAGATGTGCGAATCCAACACGAACGCGCTGCTGTCTCCACTTGGATGGGTGCTCCTCGTATGGACGGAGAAGGACTCCATCGGCCATCTGAGGCCGACCGAAGAGTCGTACTCCCAGAGCGCCTAGTGGTAGGATCGCGCTGTCCTCTAGCCGAAGATTGAACATGTCATGGTTACCTGGGATCGCCCAGGCTGTCGTATGAGTCTCTGAGCAGGCGCCGACAATCTCAATCCAGGCCTCCCAGATCCGGTTGTACACGAACCAATCCGTCGACCTCCAATCTTCAAGCAGATCACCACCGAAGAGGAGGACATCCGGTCGAGACTCTCTAACGAGAGAGGCGATCCAGTAGAGGGACTCAACAGCACGCTGGATGCGATTCGTCCCGTACTTGTCGACCGGGACGCTGAACTGCTGGAATCGATGCCCGTGTAGATCGTTGAAGAAGAGCACCCTCATCGAGGTCCTCGGATGAGGGCACGCGCCACCTTGGCTGTCAGAGGGCCACAACGCTCCGGTGACTCCTGATACAGGCGCACAGCGGTATCTGCGATCTCTTGTGAGATGAAGAGAGACTCTGGTTGTCGTCTGGGCTGCTGAATCAGCTTCTGTGCGGCTCGCAGAGCGTCTCCGATCGAACCTCCGGGGGACGCCAGAAGGGCATCTTTGGATGCTTCGTCCAATTCAACTCTCGAAGGATCTCTTCTCGCCATAGACACTCTCGACCGTTCAGATTTTGACTCTCGGCACGGACGTACGCTCCTATCTCTCGAAGGAGTCTTCGAGGGCTAGGGTATTCCTTTCGAGAGATCACACGGATGACAGCTTCGCGGAAGCGCTGCCGAGCAGACATACTTGGTAGGACGGACAGAAGCCCTTCAGGTCGCTCGAACAGCTTGGATCTGAGGCTGACGTAGAGTCTTGTAGCGGAGGTACGCGTAGGCGACACCGACGAAGAGGACGATCATCATAGAGGAGTAGATAGGCATCAGAGTCCATCGGTTCAGATCCCCTACCGTCGAGGCTGCGATAGGAGTCGCAAGGAAGCCTCCGAGATACTCTGTTCCGTCGAGATAGCCGACTACACGTCCGCTTTGAGCTGCTCCACTGAGCTCGACGCTCACTGCTCCGTTGAGCAGACCATGGATCGACTGGATGCAAGCGGAGTACAGGATCAGGCATATGGCGAGCTGATACGCACCAGAGGCTCCCCAGAACCTGGCAAGTAGCAGACAGGACATGACCCCTACTCCTGCTGCTGCGAGCACAGCCCAGCGTGATTGGATGCGATCGGAGAGCGTGCCCATCGCAATCACACCTAGACAGGCTGCCCACGGCATCCATGTAGACGCTAGGAGGAAGGGTGGAAACTTGCGCAGGTTCGCGAACTCGATGCCGTAGGCACGGACGAAATGACTCGCATAGAAGTGGTCGACGTAGTTACGTGTGAACCCGACTGCGAGTGCGACTCCGATCATGATCCAGAAGAGGCCTTGACGCCAGAAAGGCTCAGCCGAGACTGCGACCGTTGGAGGTGCGACATGGCCGACATCCTCGGGATTGTTTCGTACGAAGAAGGCTGTGAACGGGATCGCCAGCGCAACCAGGACAGCAGGCACCCAGAAGGCATACTGCCATGGGAGGAATGCGATGAGGATCGGAGGCAGGATGTTAGCGAGGATCCGACCACTCTGAATCATGAGCCCGAAGAGCCCTAGGAACTTTCCACGATCATGGTTGCTGAACCAGCGAGAGTTGATCTTGACGACAGAGATCGCGCCGAAGGACTGGAAGTACGCATTGCAGGCCCATACGAGGGCAGCCATCGTCAGGATCGTGTGAGTCTGAAGTAGTCCGTGTGCAAGGCCTAGACAGCCGAATGCGAGGTTGGCGAGCGAGATCCCGGAGGCTCCGATGAGGAGCGCACGCTTGCCTCCTAGCCTATCTGCGAGTGGACCATTGAACGCAACAGCGATGCCATAGATGAGTAGTGCGAACTGGAGGATGGAGGATACCACGGCCAGTGGTACGCCCCAGGCCTTACTCAAGGCCTCTTGCATGGTACTGAGGTTATACCGTGCTGCGTAGAATAGGCCGAATTGGATACCTACCATCATCCAATTCACGATTCGGCGATTTGCGAAGGTCATACCCGATCCTCCTTATGAGATGCCGCCTGACTTCATATCTCGGAATCCGGCAAATCGTGGGTGTGCGAGACTGCCGTTCCTGGTACGTTGTTGATAACGTACGCGAGCCCAGCGTCCAATGTAGGTAGGGTTCATCTTCCCTCGGGCTGCGACTTTTGGATCTATCTTCTGACCGCTCGAATTCCGCCATTGCTCGCCAGGAGGAAGCGTCCAGATCAGAGCCCAGTCCTCCTCTGTCATACCTCCGACGAGGACTCTCGTCTCGTTCTCCAGGACAACAACCAGGACAGGCTGTTTGTTCTTCCAGACGATGTCGACGATCTTGAACTCCTCTTCGATCTCGCCTTTGACCTTCAACCAACGTCCATCGTAACCGAGAGTATACGGAGCAGAGGGATCCTTCACAATGATCCCTTCGAGGCCCATGGCGATCTTGGCGCTGGCTCGCTTGAACGCCTCTTCGCGGTTCTTGACGATGGTGAAGTCTGCGAGGGAGACGTTCACCGGTACGCTTCTTGCAGGCTGCAAGAGACTGGCCCACTGCCCTAGTGGGCCATCGTCGAGGAACGGAATGTCTGGTCTGCCGAACAGATTGTTCAGCACTCGTCGACGCTGCCTCCAGCTCACCTGGAAGTCCTTCTGCCAGAAGCTGGTCGGGAAGATGTCGAAGACAAAAGCACGTGCAGAGGCGTCTGCCGTCCGTCTTGCAGCTACAGCAGCGTCTTCTCGGGTCGAAGCTCCGACGAGCTCCGTATCGAAAGTAACCTCCGCTCCCTGCACAAGCTCATACAAGTCACGAGCGAGCAGACCGCAGCCTCCTGTGATCTCTCCCGTAGCGGATATATAGCGTCCGAGGACGTTGCCTGCACTCGAATACGCCTGACACTCTCCCTTTTCGATCTTGAAGAAAAGTCTCCAACCGTCGTACTTGGTCTCTTCGACCCAGTCCTCGAAGATCTGATCCTCCATCGCCTCACACTTCCTGATGCGGAAGCGTTGAGGGGCATCTCCTCCGAAGTACTTCTCCATAGACTTGTGGGAGACGCCAATCTCCAGATTTCGCCTCAGGAGACGTTCTAACCACACCGCCTGGCGCGCAGATCCGCGACGCATCTGGTTGTCAACGCGTGTGATCGTCGCACTGTTCCGATTCGTCCCGCGCAGCTCGTACGCAAGCTCGACGATCTCTCTGAAGTAGATCTCGTCTGGGACCTGCTCCTGCATCGCGAGGTCCTCGACCTGGACGGTTGGGAGTGTACCGAAGGCAGTCCCACTCTCCCAAGCTAGACGGAGGTACTTGACCAGTACCTCTTGACCGAGGCCTGTGGCTAGCAGTGCGGATTTGGCCGTCGAACCTCGCAAGGCAGCGACCTGCTCAAGCAGCTTGATACTCATGAGTCCTCCAGTGGAGCGAAGGCCGTAATGAAGCTGTCGACACAGTCGACGTCCTGATGTAGGAGGCCTAGACTCTCGTAGGTATAGAAGCCTCGTCGAGTGCGAAACCCGTTCGACTCGATAACGACCTCTTCGGATCTGAATGCGAGGATGTACTCGAAGCGGAAGGTATCTGGATTGAATCGATAGACGCGATAGTTGTAGCGAGGCTTCATTTCGAGTGGGCAGAAGACGCGTGCCGTCTGGATCTTTGCTCCTCGGAGGAGGAACTGACCGAGAGGCTTGTTCGGTTCGATCTCGATGCGACCTTTTGCTCCTGTGACCCACATGACTGCATGAACGCGTCAGCGTCGATCAGGTATACGGCGTCCTTTTCGACAGCGACTTCTTTCCCACTCTTCGTAGTCTCGACGACGGTGAGCTTCCCAATTCGGATGGCTCCCTCCCATGCCTTGTGGCTCTCATCCCGTCCATAACGGGCGAGCTCTCGCTGAAGCTCTGTCACCTTCGTCATCTGGATGAACCGTCTTTGCGTCTCCTCTTGAAGAGTGTCGAAGGTCACGACCTTGACACCTCGTAGTGCCAATCCACGCAGGGTTGCATGGATGCGATAGCTCGCAGTTCCTGGAGGACTAGGTGAGGCCAGGTAACTGTCGTTCTTCGCCTCTGCCAGATAGACCTGGAGCTTCTCTGCAAGCATCCGCACGGTGTCCATGACGTAGTCGTACTTCATCCCCAGACCCCTGTGGACGTCTGCTGGATTCTCATAGTCTCCGGACAGTAGAGCGTTGTAGATCATCGCCTGTGGCGTATCAAGTTCCGCGTAGATCCGCTCGATCACCTTCTGTAGGAGACGAACGTCTCCTCGCATCTCTGGCGTCGCTCGAACGTTGTCGTGTGCGTACTGCTCTGGATCGTCCGGATGCTCTCGGTCCGAGTCTCCTTCCTCTCCTGCCCGGCTCGCCCACTCCGACTGAAGGACGTTCCTTCGGGCTTTGCCTCGGCTCATCGAGTACTTGTCGTTGTACGCATTCAGCACAGCTGTGCGCAGCGCCTTGGTAAGCTTCGGGGTCTCGAGATCCTTGTAGCGACTTGAGGTCACGACCTCGTGGAGTTTGACCATTCCCAGCGATAGCAGCTCCGTGATGTGCATATCGACATGGAAGTCCCGGCTACGTCGACGTGCCATTGATATGACCTCCCCAACCATGATAGGAAGGTCGTTACGACCGTAGACGCTGTTCAACTGAACAGAATCCTTACGGAGTTTTTCAATGATCTGTGATACGTTCATTTCACACTCCGGATTCCGAGGATTGTAGCGACTTGCTCTTGCAACTCTGCGAGGTTCGCAGACTGCGATAGCTTCGCACGATACCATTGACGGAAGATGGGCGGGATTTTGCTCTCGTACCTAGTCGGCAACGTCAATGTCGCGGATAGTGCCCGCTCCAGCGCCTCCCACCTCTCAGGGTCCGAGAGGCGCTTGATCTCCTCGGGACGCGACATCCCGAGAGTTCGTTGGTAGGCCATCTCGAGATGGCGGACAACACCATCTTGGCTCAAGGGAGGGATCGACTTCTTAGTCGAGGCTGTTGCCTGCTTAAGGTATATAGGCGCTGGAGGCGGAGGCATCGGCTGGATCTCGACGACACGCGTCCACACTGGAGCCTGCAGAGCTGGCTTGGCCCTCCCGCGAAGTTCAGAGGGGTCTGCGTAGCGGTCAGGGTCACCGCCATGCTTCAGTGGGCTGATGATGTGTAGCCAACTATACAGCAGCCAGCTCCCCAAGTCTGCTCGATCGCGCAGCGTCCAGATGAACTTTCCGAGGTCAAGCTCTCGCTGGGAGGCTCCAGGTCGGAAGCGACGGTGCTCGAAGTAGTACGCAGACTCTGGAATGGTCCGCAGTGTGAGCTGCTTGATATCCTCTCTGGCTTGCTCTGTCAGCAGAGCGTTCTTCGAAAGCTCTGCGTACTGATTCGCCCAGAGGATCGCTGCTGCTGCTCGGATGGTCCGCTCGCTTGGACGCTGGAATTGAATCTTCAGTAGATCGGGTGTCTCTACAAGCTTCATTGCGAGAGATGTGCGAAGCTCTCTGATCAATGCTGGAGACAACTCCAGGTCGTAGGGTGGAATCGCAGGGCACTCCAAGAATGCCAATTGAACCTTCATGTCTAGTCTTGCTCCTTCGGGTAGGTATTATGCCCGATTTCCTTGAAAGAGGGTGAACTTTCGTGCAAACCCTCTAGGAGACTACGAAGAGGAGCGCGTTAACAGGGCTGCTCGTTCCTCTTCAGTCATATTCTCGACGGGCCACTCGTCCACCTGCTGGATTCTAATGCCGTCTTCCATCTCAACGAGCTTAATCATATACCCATCTGCACGTACAGCGTCGTTCAGACGGATCTTCGTGGGCTCCGCAATCAGGCGATGTGCCATCTTGTCCGTCGGGCGTACACGGAGATGCCAGATCCCATCCATCATACCAGCCTTGCCCTGCGCTCCCTGGTACTGGCCTGCCTTGTTCTCTTGGCTCGCTGTCTCAACAGCGACGTTGCACTCTCGAGCAATACGCCCTCGGACCTCGTTGAAGAGATACTCTTGGTTCTGCCACTGGTTGTCGCCGAACTGCTTTGGCTGGACCATTTTGTCGACGAAGTCGATGACGACCTTGGCGATCTTCTTGCCGGTACGCTGCTCAATCCGCGTGATCTCGGCGACGATCGCAGCTGTGGTACAGCGGTACTCCTCCCACTCCGCGACGTGGAGCTCTCCTCCGGCAGCCTTGATCTGTGCAATCTGCGCCTCGAGCGTCTCTCGACCGTCGTTCGTCTTGAGCTGTAGAGGACTCAGCCCTGTGTAGTACTGGTCTGCACGTCCTTCGATGATCTCCTTCCGCAGCTCCAGCGTGCAGTAGAGGACATGGAATCCTGCCATGACACCGAAGCAGGCGTCATTCTGAAGCATGCGACTCTTGCCGACGCCTGTATCCGCGATGAACATGAAGACCTCTCCGGCTGCTGTCCCTCCGTAGTAGGTCTCGTCGATGAATCGATAGCCTGTTGGAACGATGTTGACGCGGTCGTAGACCGCGACATTTGGATCGACGCGTCTGGCAACGCGTGCAGCGTCGGTGTAGCTGACTGTGCGAGAACGTACTCCCACGCTGGAGGCCTGGACTGCGCAGCGCGTCGCCTCTTCGAACTTGCCCTCACGGACAAGAGCTGCGTAGCGCGCAGAGGCTGCCTCATAACCATTGCGCTTGACAGCCTGAATGAGCTCGTCACGGTGATAGTTGATGAGCTTCGAGTCGGCACTGAAGATCCGCTGGAGGAGGAACCGAAGATCCTCCTCGTTCTTCCAGCCTTGACGTAGGACTGCGCGCTCCAGAGCCTCACGCTCAAGGAGCACTCGATTGGAGTCCCAGACAGAAAGCACAGAGGTGACGATTGCCTGGTGTAGCTTCGGCACCCAGATGGAGGGATCGATGTGGTCTCGGAAGTCTTCCAGGAAGACTGGACTACGCAGTAGCGGGATGAGTAGGTCAGTAGCCTCCACCACAGCAGCAGCCGTCGGGAGAGCCTCAGTCACTTGGGGAAGTTTGCCTTGATCCATTGAATGGTACCCTCTATATCTGACACGTCAAAGACGCTGCCACTGTCGTACGTCTCGTAGACTCTGCGTCTTGAACGGGCATGCCCCTTGAGATAGAGTGCATCATCTGCAAGGTCGATCCATAGAAATCGCTCTTTGCCATCCGCATTGCGGAAGCCTCGACCGATCATCTGTTTCAGCTGATGGCCTTGCTTAATGTCATCTAGACCCCGCTCTGCGCCTCCCGAGATCACAGTCGTGATACCTGTCATCGAGATGCCAGTGGTCAATGTTACGTTGGCAATCATACCTACGTAGTGACCCTTCTGATAGCGGGCTCTCATATCTGCGCGAGTCTGCTTGGACTCCTTTCCGAAGTGGATAGGTAGCTCCCATCCGAGCTTCTGAAGCTCCCTCTGAATCGTCTCCATATGGTCTCGGCGGTTCAGGAAGATGAGCAGGCGCTCTCCTTCCTTGATCAGCCGATCTGCGAGCTCAACTATGAGCTGATTGCGCTCCTTGTTCTTGACGATCGCCCCACTGTACACAGAGTGATAGCTGTGGAAGTTGCGCACGTACTGCTTCGTGTGATGGACTGGGAGTATCAGGAAGTACGGACGTGCACTGAATCCACTCTCGACAAGCTCGTCTGCGGACACCTCAGCGATGATCGAACCGAACAGACCAGCGATGAGCTGGTCTCTAGTCTCCTCCGTCCACATCGTACCGGATAGCGCGATCCGGACGTCTGCGATGCAGTAGGAGAGCGCCTCACCGAGTCTGAATGTGAGCTCATGTGCTTCGTCGAGTATGATGGTCTTGAACCGTCGTAACCAGCGGATCGTGCGAGCTGGTTGCTTGCGAAAGCGTGAGACGATCGTCGCTCCGCTTGCTATCACGATCGGAGTGTTTGTGAAGGGTGTTCCACAGACTGTGGAGACGCCTGGGATCTGGAGACCTCGAAAGTCGTCTGCTACCTGCTTGACGAGGTCCGAGCGTGTGACAGGCGTGACATACAGAACGCTACCAGAAGCCACGCAAAGCTCGGCTGCGATGAAGGTCTTGCCAGCGTTCGTGGCAAGGCTCAAACCTCCCCTGCGTTGATTCTGGATAGCCTGCAATGCAAGTTTGCCATAATCCCGCTGCTGGACGAACGGTGGATCCGGGAAGGTAAGCGGACTTGGCTGATAACGACGCTCTATTTCGACGTCGAGTCCGTTCTCCTTACAGAAATCCAAGACTTGCGGTAGGAGCCCCGAGAGGAATCGCCCTGTCGGAGTGCAGTAGTGGATGTCGGCGAGTGCTTCTCGCATGCTCGTCCGACGGACGTACTGCCAGTGCTGACGCTTCAGGTGATCTCTGATCGCGCCTAGGACGAGCTCATGGGTCTCTAGCTGAGAACGGACTCTTCCGACGAGGATCTTGACGTCTGCCACAAGTACTTAGACGCTGACGACGTTGCCACGTACTGTCTGTACGTTCAACCTAACGCCTGGCCTGAACGCTGCTGTCGTCTTCTTCAAAAGGCCGGATCCGTTGTCCTGGATCCACCGCCCCTTCGCGTTGTAGCGGATTGCCTCCGTCGACCAACCGGTCACGGTAGCTGTGATACCATCGCCGGAGATATAGGAGGCGTCTGGTGGTGTGGCTGTCACCCACTCGTTGGTGATTGAGATCGTGACCTGGAGGTCACGCGCGCAGGGAGGTATGCTGACGGTCTGGTCGTAGACCGGCGCACCTGAGTAGTCTCCCGGCTTGGTCAGCGCCAGCTGGAGATCTCCCTGGTAGTAGGGTGTGAATGTCGGTGTAGTCCCGGCGATACCTGTCGTGATCCTGCCCAACAGGATGTCATAAGGGGTTGAGGGGAACTCGCCTCCACTGGACCCGCCAGGAGTACCACGCTTGTCCGTCGGATAGGTGTAGGAGGGTACCCCTGACGTCGGGAGGGTACCTTTCTGGACGTAGATGCAGAGCGCACCCTTCGTGGTGAGCTGTGCGCGTAGGAAGTAGGTCGTCGACGTGTCAAGAGTCGAAGACTCCCAGACACCCGTAGGCGCACCCCAGGCAGACCTGAACAGTCGTCCGGCAACTCGAATGACATGATCGCCGGAGATACTCACGATCCCGCCTGTCCCAGGTGATGTCGCTGCTGTGACACTTGGATAGAGAGCAGTCTCACCCTCAACTCCGAGTCGGATCGCCCCGTACTCTAGAGGTGCGAGAGTCCTTGCATCTCCGACGCAGAGAGGATTGCTGTAGTAGTAGCTGATATCTGCTTGAGCGACCTGAGGCTGCCCTGCGATGAGTCGGACTGCTGCGAGGGCAACAACGCCCTCTGTGGACGCTGCGAGAGCAAGGTCTGCGTCTGGGGCAGCCTCTGTGCCAAGAGCTGCTGTCCCTCCTGCGTATGTCCGATACTCGACGGCGATGACCTGATCAAAAGGCTGCTCGCTGCCGTTGTCGTCCACCCTCGTCGTTCGATCAACGACGCACAACCGAGCAGCTAACACGACGACTCTTGCGTCTCCGGACTGGACTGGAAGGGTAGGTCCGACATAGGACCCGTGCGTGGACTCTCCTACCGTCAACACGCCCGACTCAGTGTCAGACAGGTAACCGTTCGAGCAGAGTAGACCAGTCCCGACTTGGACCTTCAGCGGATCCGCGTGCGCGGTCACCGTTGGGACAGATGTCCAGCCGTTCTGACTGAACACGTGCTGTAGGAGGATCGCATCTCGTTGCAGCTCTCCTTGCAGGATCTCTGCGAAGTCGACATCACGCACCAGCTGCCCGTTGTAAGGTCGTCGTGTTAGCTTGATCATGTTCAGTTCATCTGGATCTTGTAGGGTGGATCGACGTACTTCTCTCCGAAGATAAAAGAGCACTCTTCGGGAGCGTCGATGACTTGAGGCGGACAGGTGATCCTCGCATCATAGACACCCGGTTCCCGAGGATGTGCGGACGCGTCTAACGTGCCACAGACGCCACCATCCTCCGTCAGGAAGCTCGGGATGGGCGGAGTGTACTCTCGGAGAGTGAGCAGTAGTCGCGTCGTCAGATACTCTGTCCGACTACACTGGATCTCAGTCGTCGACGACGTCACCTTCCCCTTCAGAGCTCCAAAGTCCCAACATCCAAGGCATGTGAGTACGTACAAGGCAATGCGGCGCATACGTTCACCTTCTACAAAACGAGTAGCTAGAGCGTCGGCACAACTCGCCAATATCGGCTTTGCTGTATGTTAGTAGATCCCACCGACGCGACTGACTCGCGATTGTCTGTGAAGCGCCGTCGAAGTCTGCGCACATGATGTTGAACCCATCACACGCAATATGACCTCCGCCGACGGTGTGTCCCAACTCATGCTTGATTGTGTAGATGAAGCGGTAAAGCCAGTCCCTGTCGCCTTGTTCGTAGAAGAGATCGCAGATCCTGATGATGCGATTCTCGTAGGTGCGAGAGGTCGCAGCGAGAGCGCCTCCAGTACAGCCTGAGACGTTCTCATGCCGGATCATGATCGACGTCCGAGCTATCCCGCAGTGTAGGATATCCTGGCAACGGAACTCCTCGAGCGCCTGAACAGCCTCGGTCTGCTGACCTGACTGGAAGGTATTCTCGACGAGAACGAATCGTATCGGGAGATCAAGGTCGATCTCCTCGGGGCCACAGGCAGAGAGGAGGAGGAAGGCGAGGATTAGGTAGTTCACCTGCCATAGAGACAGGACAGCGATCGGCTCGTTTGACTACAAACGGAAACTATGAGCCCAGGCGCAGCGGAATCCGCTGTAGACAGTGCCGCCAGCTGCTCCACCATCCAGGGTATAGTTGGCTGGGTCTGCAGCTCCAGATCCTGCGAACTCCACAACGGTGTCTTGCCTGTTGTAGTAGAACCCAGTACCGTTGTGCGTGGTCAGATTGAACTGACCTTGTGCCATACCAGAGCCTAGAGCCAGCGAGCCAGTCCCCCAGCTGGAGTAGGAGCCTGTGTTCAGGACTTCGAAGATAACGCGCATACGGCTGACACGTGCATTGGATGGCACAGGGGATTGTGTGAACGTCCCTGTGACGGTTGTCCCATGGGAGTAGATCCCATTGACAGGGTGTAGCTGCGTGCCGACACCAGCAGCTGCACCACCTAGAGAATCGTCGCTGAAGACCGTGAAGGTGAAGTCCCGATCTGTCTGCGTGTATGGGACGATATTGCCAGCAGAGTCGACCCAGAAGGTCGAGACCCACAGGTAGTCTGTGTTGCCGCTCTTGTACATGTAGCCGTCATCAGGCGCATCCGTGGACTTGGAGAACTCCAGGCTCGACCCATTGATCTTGGCGTAGACGTGATAGTGCGTCGAGGTCGACAGTCCTCCAGTCGATGGGTTGATCGTCGTCGAAGTCAGATGTGCCAACGACTTGATCGCAGAGCTGACCGTCGCAGAGACGATCCCCAGCGGCTTGATCGTGAGCACGCTGTTGCTCGAACAATCGACGCAGCGCGTCACGACGTGACCGTATAGGATCAGGTTGCGGAACGTCTCGAGTGCAGTGGTACGCGCGGTCAAGGACGTTGTCGTGTTCTCGACGGTCGTCACACGACTCTCGACAGAGGTCACACGAGCGTCTAGACTGAAGGCAGCCGAGCATTTCACTTTCTCGACGAGCGGGATCTGTCCATTGTTCTGCGTCGTGACGATCGCAAGAGGCGTGTCGACCAATGTCGCTGTGAACCCTTGCTGGGTACCGTCCTGGGTGCCCTTCCCGTCCTGTGGGTAGGGTGGGTCAAGCGGATAGTCTCCGGTCCCGTAGTAGATCGTCGGGACACCATCCTCGTCCAGGTTCATCCGAACGACATAGACGGTATTGGCCAGGGGCAGGTTGATCGTTGCTGCCGGCAACGTGACCTGGACGATCCGGATCGCTCCACCGTCCTTGGGATCCTTATAGCCGATCAGCAGACTCTCTCCTCCTGGAATCGTGAGTGAGCCTGGCAGACCGACTTGGATGTTCGGTGTCGCTGCGATCGTCGCTGTCGACGTCTGAACGACGGGTCGAGGCATGATGTACGCGGAGGCGACGCGAGAGAAGTGACTCTCTTCTCGCGGAGAACCTGCTTCCCAGACGGGAGTCTGTAGACGCCAGACCTTGTTCGTCTGCGCGATCATCGAGCCATAGGCGAGCTCGACGATCGCCAACGGTTCTGCGAAGTCGTTGTTGCGCATCGTCTGCACGAGGTTCGAGACGATCGTTGACCCTCGCCAGTTCGTCCCAGAGACCTGCTCTGCGCTGCCGTAGACGAGGAACTCATATCCAGAGCGGTGGTTCTTGTACTCGGTATCTCCGAGTCTGTTGATGACCGCCTCGTCGAGCTCGATCTTCGACCGAACGCCGATGATGACCCACCGGATGTTCCCGGTCGTCGTGACGGCTGTGTTCCCCTGGAGGGACCCTGCTGTCGCAATCGACGTATTGATCGTCGTATTCGAGCTCCAGGTGACCGCGTTACCGTCGTTGCAGACAACAGCTCCAGCTCCAATCGTGATGTTTGCACTCGGTGGAGACTCTGCAGTCACCGCAGGAGCACGTAGGACACCAGGCCCCCAGGTCTTCTGGACGCGCTTGAGTGCGCTGTCGACGTTCAAGAACTGCGTGTTCAATTCGTCGACGACGGTCAGGCCCGTGTAGAAGTTGATCCGATCGTAGTGGGGTGTGCTTTGGCGTGTCATGGGAGGTATCCGTCTCCGTTGAATGGCGGCAATGTCGTATCTTTGTCTAGCATGGTCTTCTGTAGGGACAGCGAAGGTAGGCTCATGTCACCATCGATCGCGATCGAACCTACGACACCTACCCCTATGACCCAAGTCGAAGGGGCAAGCTTCGTATCTCTCGATAAACGAGAGCCTTCAACGATCCAGTACTTACTCTTCGCAGGCCAGAGGATCCGATATCGATCGACGTTCCGACGCAGGAGCTCTAACGTCCAGAGGATCCCCAGTAGATCTCCCTCGGTAGGCTCATACGAGAGCCGGACGACGAATTCGTAGGCGGGACTCAGATCTTGAGGTTCCAAGGCTGCGACGCCTATGGAAGCTGCACCGACGACGAAGTGGTCGTACTCTGTGAGGGGACCCGTCCCGAGAGTCGTCTCGCCTATGACGAGTGTACCTATCTGGAACCTGTTCTCTGCCCAGCCATACTCGACCGCTGCCTGTCTCTGTGTCGTAAGGCGTATAGCCTCTTCAAGAGTCTTCGCCACACCCTTACCACGATACAGTCGAGGTAGCTCTCTCCACAGCTTCTGGCGGACGTCAAGCCCGATCCAGCCAGGGAAGTCGGAGATGCCGCGCTCGACAGCGAGCTCTCGTAGTTGCGTAGCTGTCTGATCTTCCGCGCGATATCGCGAGATCTCGTCGAGGGTAGACGTCCACCGAGAGGTCTCCAGGTGAACCAGCTTGAGCAGATCTTCGAGCTCCCCATTATCCGACTCTCGGAAGTAGCGAGGGAAGTCGTCGAGTGCAGACGTATGATCGTATCGGTCAGCCACGAGTCGCCCTCTGCATGTGGACCGTCAGCGTAGGTGCGTACAGTTGACTCTGTTGCAGAGGTACTGCATCTCCCTGCGAACCGTCCGGCTTCGTGTAGAGCTTGCCTGTCTCATCCTTCAGACGTACGCTCACACTGTGAACACCTCGGATCGGTTGGACAGCCTCATAGATCCAAGAGATGGCTACTGGTTGTCCGATGTCCAGGACCCAGCGAGGATCCGGGACGAAGACACGTCCATCGAGTGTGAGTAGCCCTCCAGCTCCAATCATCCGGTTGACGACCTCCAAACGAACATCTTCAAGGTTCGCGGCTGCCGTACAGGTTACGTCGACCTCAACTTGTAGCCCGACGATCGCCGCTGATACTGTCAGGAGCCGGACAGTTCCACAGGGAGGGTAGATCTGCTTCATAGTCGACGCAATCTCGTCAAGGTCGCCACTTGGAAGAGTGGCAAGCTCTTTCGCGACGACGACAAGTACAGTATCGACTGGAACAACTGCCCACTCGGAACGAGTGATCGCCATTGCTCTTCGAGCGCCAGCCTGAAAAGCCGCATACCCATAGTCAGGGTTGGAGACGCTCCTCGCGTTTGTCACGAGCGTTCCGAGTGCAGCCTGACGGATCTCTTCGATCGTCTCCTCATTCGCTCCGCCTACTGTATCCTCTGTCGAGAGGATCGAGGCGCGTAGCTGCGTACCGTCTGGTGCACTGATTTGACTCAGCAGTTGATTGACCAGGCCCTTCGGGACTCGTCCTGCCAAACCTGCGCATGTTCGCGCTGAGACCTCGACGGTCGCACCTGCTGGAGGGATCAGTCCGTTGACACTGTCTCCAAACTCGACGTAGTAGACACGCGATCCAGGAATGTCTTCTCGGAATCTCACACGGTAGTGACGATCGCTAGGCCCGCTCTCAAGGAGAGTAGCTTTGCGTGTCCAAACGACCCCGTTGACCTGGACCTTCAAGGAGTCCAAAGCGACGACCTGCTTGGAGTCTAGGCTTGCCTGGTAGGCAGGAGTCCCTGAAGAGATCGTCGTAGCTGCGGTCGAGGTTTCACCCTGTACCAACAGAAGGTCGACATAGCTCTGACCGGCAGGCTTGACGATGTCCGCTGTAGACTCGAACACGACAGTCGTGCCAAGATTCGGATCCGACGATGCACGTAGCACCGGAATGATCAGTTCGGGCAGATAGTCGACACTCAGACGCGCCCTGACGGTCGCCGCCAGTGGGCCTCGATAGTTGTAGCCGTACGACGCTGCGATGTCTAGGATCGAGCCTGCTTGACGTGCTGTCAGCAGCAACCGTTCCTCCGCCTCCAGTGCAGCTGCGAGATAGAAGGTCTCTCCCAGAGAAGCGAGATAGTCGAGGAAGGCAGACGTCAGGTTTGTCTTGAAGTATGCCTTCTTCCCAGGGTAATGCTGATCTAGGAATCCTCCAGGTCGGAAGAAATCGTCGATGATCTGGGTTGCACTCCGCCTCGTCGTATCTACTGTCGGCTGCTCTGTGCTCATCTTGTCTTCTCATATAAGGAGCTGAACGTCGTCTGACGAAGCTGCTGTGTCCGCGCACGTCTCCAGACGATCTGGATGTTGAAGCCTGCTGTCCCGGACTCCTGTTCGATACGCGTCACTTGGACCTGGATGACCTGCAAGTCTTTCAGATAGCGTCTAACTGCGATCTTGATGTAGACTCGAACCAAGACCTCCGAGACCAGCCGGACAGGCTCGTAGATGAGCTTGCGAAGCGGAACACCTAGATCGGGAGCAAGTAGACGCTCTCCAGGTTCCGTCATGACGAGATGGCGCAGAGCTTGCTCTGCAGCTGCGTCTGCATCGAGCTCTGCGAAGACTCCTGTCGGCCCGATCTCAAGAGGCCATTTCCACACACTGCTCATAGAATGTCACGTAATGTCTGGATGTCTGTGACGAATACGACCGCTGCTGCGTACTCCTCTGAGGAGGGTGCACCAGGAGCGCTGATGATCGCGTAGCTTTCCTCCCGCGGAAGATCATCGATCCAGAGCACTCGAACACCTGCCAACTCAGGCAAGGTCAGACTGTCTAATCGACGCTGTATATCCTCCAACCGATCTGCAGCTCCCTGGATAGTGCGAGCATTCTGCACGGCCAGTCCTTTGGAACCGAGAGAGCGAGAGGTGACGTCCAGTAGCGAATCGATCATCGCTGAGGCTGTCCCCAGCTTGGGGATCGCCTCTCCAAGTGAGAGCTCCTGATAGCTCGGAAGTCGTTGACGTGTCCGATCTAGCTCCTCTGGAGCGTCGTCCCACCGGAGACCGTCCAGTGTGATCGTTGTCCCTGTGAAGTCCGCCAGCTTGTCTGCCAAGTTGAGCAACGCAGCTGGGGTCGGCGCAGAGAATAGCAAGATCAGTCCGCTGAGCGTCTCAGACTCGATCGAAGTCAAGCTCTCCGTCAAGCGTAGGCTGAGTTGACTCCAGGTCTCGACATCAGACAAGGCAAGTGGGATGAAGGAGGCCATTTGGAGCTTTCGCTCTGCGAGTCCTCGTAGCGGACTCAGTGTCCTCTCCACATCTGAGATCTTCGACGCAAGTGCAGCTGTCCGCAGATTCGCCTGCGACATCGCAACGTCAGCTGCGATCTTCGCAGCACGTAGCGGACCTGACAGGACCTCCTTCGCAGCAGAGATCGAACCAGGGATACGAAGAGATAGATCTGTGAACTGCATCAGGTTGCCCTCACCCTGCTTGTGATACACTTCGGGAGTGCGTCGTTGAACGTCGCACATCCGCTCACAAGTGTCGTACAGGCTGTCGTCGTAGCAGACGCCTGCGCTGTCAGCGCCGGTACTGCTGTACCCAGCGAGGTAGACAAGGTCCCCAGAGAGCCGCTCAGCGCTGATATGAGGTTCGCGAGGGATTTCAACAGCGTGACAGCAGGCTCAAGCAGGATGTACTGCCCAGGCGTGTCACCTTCCCCTGCTCCTAGCTCAACCACTCCGTCGACATATATCCCAGCCGACTTCAGACTGATGACAGCGCCCTTTTCCACGCGGATGGTGCCGCCCTCTGTCCGGATCGTGACAGGCCCCTCTGTGTCGATCTGGAGGGCCTTGGCGTGGAGGTTCTTGTTGCCACCTATCTCCACATCCAACTTCCCCGCGATCGACTCCGACTTGTCTCCTCCGAAGGAGGACTCCGACAGCCCCTTGACCTGTAGGCTAAACGCTCCAGTGTCGACGGTGTAAGATCCGCGAACGACGTCTCGAACGGACCCGTCGTAGCTTGACTCGCGGGAGCCCTTGACCTCCAAGGTCTGATTACCTCCAACGAACGTCCGCTGTGAGCGAACGATGTGCAGGTAGTCCACGCCTCCGACCCTCGTGGTCGAGGAACCCCAAACGTTGATATCTCGCTCTAGCTTGATGTCGAGTCTGTAGGCTCCAGCGATTCGGATACGCTCGTCTGTGTTGCGCATGTCTCCAGCGTAGACAGGCTGAGCTGTCCAGACAGGGAAGTCAACGTGCCCGTTCTTGAACTGGACGAATACGTTGGAGTTGACGTTTGGCCGACGCAGCTCGCCATGCTTGTTTCCGGTGTACGGGTACGCTCCGCAGACGGCCCATGGCAGGTCACTGGCGGTCAGTCGCTCATCATGGATGCCGATGACTCGGATCTTGAGACGTAGCCGATCTGAGGGATCATTGTTGTCTAGGACGATGCCTTCATAGAGGCCTGTGAAGCTGTTCATTCGTGGAATCCCCCTCCCTTCATATAAGTGAAGGTCCGCTTCTTCGGGCCTGAGGTCACTTGCGCGTCGTGCTTGGCACCCTTCTCAACAGTCTCACGACGCGCGGACCCACGATTCAGGCCACCTCTCTTCATCTTGACCGTTGCCTCTATGAGGCTGTCTCCTATGTCATAGGAGACTTCAGTCGCAAGATAGAGCCCCTCGTGAGCAGGATGGACTCCAACGACGTGGTAGTTCGCTCCCTTCACGATCTCTGTGTTCAGAGCGACTGCGTGAGCCTCAACGGTCCTCCAGCGTGCACGCTTGCTGTCCTCATCCGCCTTCTTCTGCGTGACGTCTTTCTTCTCTGGAGAGAGGTCGTGCGCAGGCTGCTCGACGATCTTCTCTCTGGCCTGGAAACCTCCTCCTTCGAGGAACTTGATCCCTGTCAGTTTGACCTTCGAGGGATTGCGAGCCTCTTTGGAGTTCGCATTCTCCTGCTTACCAGTCTCGGAGTTGATCCCGGTCGCAAGGATCGAGTGAGCCTCGCCATAGCTTGCCTTGGCAGTTACACTGAAGCTCTTCAAGTTCGGATGGTCTCCTCCGTATTCGAGCTTCCCAGTCGGAGGTGCATCGTAACCGATAGGCTCGAAGATGACAGTGCTAGCCTCGTCGATACCGAAGTGATAGCCTTCATCCTCCGCAAGATCCATGATCAGATCTGCATACGAGCGATAGGCTTGATTGATCGTCCGCCGGACTACGGTTGGAGTGATTCGTGTCCGCATCCCGACTCTAGCCGCTATCGCCGCGACGATCTCGGAGGCAGTCTTGTTAACCCATGCATCTCCCGTCTTCCGCAGCATCGTATGCGTGCGACTACGGCAAGTCAGATGGACATCTAAGACCCCCTCGTACGCGTACTTAACCTTCGAGATTCTCAGAGATCTTCGACGAGACCACTCACCCTTCACACCCCAGACGAGGGTGAGCTCAGATTTCTCCTGCAGAAGAGGCTCGTCGGGGAAGCTCCATGGAGCTCCCTTGATCTCGAGACTGAGCTCAGTGGCCTTGCTCAGATCATCCTTGACGCTGATCTTCCCAACAGGCATCAATCGAGGAAATCGCTGAAGGAGCGAACTCCCGTCCTCCAAGAGGATGTCGTAGAATCCGTTCACGTCTCCAGCTCCATAGCAGCTTGGATCCTAGCAGCTGTCGGGATCCTGTACTTCGTCCCTGTCGGAAGTCCTCTGAAGAACGCTTGGAAGATCTGTGTGATCTGATTCACATCAAGGATAGCCCACCATAGACGAAAGTCTCCGTAGACTCGGTGAGCTAGGATCGGCAGAGGAACCACCGCATCCATGACCATCTCTCGATCTGATGGATCTGGAGGCAGTCGTAGACTTGTCCGCCTACTCAGGTGTATGAGGCCCCTCTCGGTGTCGTTGATCTGGAATGTCTTGTACCATGCTGAGGTCTCAGCCATCGACGTCTCCCGTTCCACCTGTACGAGATGCTGCTCCGTCTCGGACATCCTTGAAGTTCACGACAGTATCTTCGACCACCTCAAATACGACCGACGCCGATGCGTGCTCTGGGTGTCCGCTCGGGTTGAACGCTGTGTGGTACTTCAAACTCACACTCTTGATCAGTCCGACTAGCTCGACGAACTCTCCGAAGATCAGAAGAACGTACGGTACCGTCTGCTCCACGACGCCATGTTCGTTGTCAGGATAGGTAAGCGCGAGCAGACGGTCTGTAGCCTTCGAGACCTCATCTTCTTCAGACCCATATCGGGCGAATTCCAACGTGAAGTTGTAGCTGTGTTCCGATACAGGACCAGGTCGATTCCGAGGATTTGAGTGAAGGGGCACAGGCGAGGAAGCTGTGTTCACAGCACGCTTCACTTCAATATCCTCTGGGAGGTACTGAAACGTCACCTTCGATTGATCTCGAAGGTCGACGATATAGCCTTGGTAACTCATATCTCCAGCTCTCCTGAAGTCCAGATGAAGCGTGTACTGAGTTCACGATCTGTAGTCGGCCTACGACGCGCCTCATTGAGCTTCTGTTCGTTTGTGAGAGAAGCTCGAACGATGACCTCATCGCCATACTCTTTGACCTCATGGATCTTGAAGGCAGAGCCTCGAGGGAGTAAGAATTCATTCAGAGGATGCTTACCTCCGTTCGCAAAGAGTGCACCCTTTGTCCCCTTAGGGAGATCGAGCTCAACTCGAACAAGCTTCTTCTCACCTCGTAATTCATACTTCATGTAAGGTTTGAAATCGCCTCCCGGCAATGATGTTGAGACGTAGCCATGATCCCGAAAGACCTTACCAGGACGTAGCTTGCTTAGCAGATCACTATCTGCCGCGAGATACCTCCTTACGGTCGTATCCTCCCTGAGAGGCGTCTTCATTGCCGAGTCTAGATGCTGTACAGCTCTTCGAATCTCGTCAAGATTGATATCCTTGCGAACCCCTGTCTCATCACTCGGGTGTACAACTACACCTGCACCATCTCGCAGAGCACGATTCATCCAGCTACTACCTGACCCCTGATAGTAGAGCTGAGCTGCCTTTTCATCTTTCGAAAGTGAATGCCAATGACCCTTTGCATAGGCTTTGAATTCTCGCACCTCAGGTTTGGACCAGCTACGAAAACTCACAGCCATCTCCTCTGCGTCCTTAGCCTCCCAGACCTTACCTTCCTTGTGATACTGTTTCGCGAGCTCGTCAAATGCCTTGGCAGCCTTCAGATTAGCTGATTCAGTGGAGAGACGGTCTGCCTCTCGCAGTAGATATTGCGCACGATCTTTCAGCTTCTTTGGCTCGGTACCTGCTGCACGATGCTGCATATCTGATTCGAAATTCTTCTCGCTGAAGCCTCGTGACTTGATCTCTCGCATCAGTATCTTCTGTACAGAAGTATCTGGTTTCGCCTGCCACTCTCGTAGCAGCTCTTCGTCTGAAGCAAGTGCGTACCTTACCTCCTCCAGAGGTATCTTCCTACCGTCTGAAGTGTACGCATGTGGTCCTTCGACCTTAGCGATCTTTACGAGATCTCCCTTCGTATCTTCAAATTCAGCTCCTACATACTTCGGTTCTGATCCTTGAAGACTCTTCACCAACTTCTGTGGCCCTGCCTTGATCTCGCCGTCATCGCCGATGAGTACAGGTGTACCGTTCATCGTGACCCAGCCTTCAAGAAGGAGACTCTGTAGGTCTTTGATCATGGGATAGCGCCTCCTCCGCCACCTTCCTTGTGACGACGCTGCTGAACGTCGTCGAGAGCCTCTGCGAATGCTCCTGCTATCAGCTTCTCGTTCGGACGGTTGTTCGTCATATCTCGACGGAGTCCTCTGATCTCGTCGCGTAGATCTGTACTTCCACGCTCGACACCTGCAGGCCCACCTCCTGGTCCGGAAACTGCTGCTACAGCGCTCACGTTCGAGTTCGCAGCCAGTGCACCATCCGCTGTCGGATTGCCTGGAGTATAGCTGAATCCTTGCACACTCCCTACGTCTGCAGTCCACTTGATGGAGGCGATGTTCTGCCAAGCTCCCTGGACGATATCTTTCATCTTCGCTGGGTTCCACGTCTGAGCTAGCTGTGCCAGCGCGTCTATGACGTAGAAGACAGACTTTCCAATTCCGTCGATCACTCTCCACAGGGTAATGAAGACGTCGATGACAGAACGGAAGATCATCGCGATCACCTGTCCGGCTGACGACAGCCTCATGAAGCCCGGTGTGAGGTTTCCTGTGATCACGTAGGCTATCACATTCGATAGCTCCCCAAAGATCGAGATCACCCAGCCTATGACCTGGAAGATGTCTCCCATGACGTTGAGTGCGAAGATGAAAGCGTCGACGAGGAAGTTGACGACGACGATCACGAAGTCGATCGAACGCTTCGTTCCATCCATCTGGTTGGAGACGAGCCCGAAGGACTGTCCGACATCCACAAAGATCTGGAATAGACGTCCCCAGACCGTCAAGAATCCTTCCATGACTGGTTGGAGCGCTCCTGCAACACGTCGCCACTGACCTAGGATGAAGCTCAACGCGCTCTTCACGTAGTCAACGATCGAGCCCAACCAGCCTCCGACGTTGACGACCCACTCGAAGATGCCTGCATTCTGCAGAGCCTCTGCAGTCTCTTGGGAGAGCTCAGCTGTGCCATTGGACCAAGAGGTGATGACCTCCCATAGCCCAACCACTGCATACCGGATCCGGTCGATCAAGGTCGCGAAGCCTCCCCAGTTCTCCATGTAGGCTCGATAGAACACGTACCCTACCGCCACTAAGGCCCCGATGATCGCCACGACAGTCGCGATTGCAGCAGCGCCTGCGAGTATGGCGGGAATGGCCAAAACGATCACCTTCAAGAACAGACCTACGGCGATTGCCGCAGAGAGCAGTGCTGCTCCAGCAGTGACGAGAGCAACGGCATAGGCTCCCCAGATCACAACCGTCTTGAAGATCTCTCGATGCTCGGTGATGAACCCAACGAGGAATCTTGCGACCTTCAGGCCCTGCTGAACGAAGAACGTGACCTGGACGCCGATCTCCTTGAAGACCTCACCGATGGCCTCGAAGAGGGGCTTGTTCCGCTTCACCTCGATGGCGAACTTGTAGACGTCACTCAACAGCGGGACCATAGCGTCCTGAAGTGGCTTGCCCATCTTGCCCAGGATGTCGTGCCCGATGTCTTCGATGTTCTTCGAGAGCTCGTTGAAGGCCATGTCTGTGATGTTCGACATGCCACCGAACTTGTTCTGGACGAGCTGTGCGACGGTCTCAAACTTCTTCTGCATCCCATGAGCACTGGCGATCGCCTGCTTCTCCCAGGACTTGAGAGGTGCACGAGCGAAGAGTCGTCCGATTAGCTTCTCCAGACCCTTCGCGTTCTTCCCACCCATGCTGAAGGCGCGTGCCATCGTCTGCTGCATCGCGCCTAGAGACTGGCCGGTGAATGCTGAGAGGTCGTCGAGAGACTCCAGCGCTGTGATCGATTCTCCAGTGGCTGACTTGACCTTCGCAAGGGCGTCGACGCCCATCTTACCCATAGAGAGTACGAATCCAGCAGCCTCCTTGAAGGCGAATCCCGCGTTGTCTGCTGCCTCCTCAGTCTTCTCGAAGGTCTCGACGGCCTTGTCCTTGAAGACGATCTGCATCTGCTTCAGGGTATCGTCCATGTCCGCAGCAGCATGGACTGCGCGCATGACGAAGTCTTTCCCCTGGTTGAGTATACCCATCCCGAAGGCAACGACCTGATCAAGACTCTCCTTGGCATGCTCAATAACCGCAGAGAGTGTGTTGCCGGCTATGGCCTCGACACTCTCCTTGACCTGCTTGCCAGTGTCCTCCGCAGCGCCTGCGATGTTCGCGAGTGCATCCTTGAACTCGTCGAACTTCTGCTGCCAGTCTTCCATGACTGTCAGCCGGACACCTGCGTCGAATGCGCCTTGAGCTTCGTCTTCCACGGCTACAGATCCTTCCACATATAGGGTGCTTGATCTGCGTCACCCTCCTCGACTTGATAGCCGAGTTTGCGCCAGACTGCGGGACCGTCTTGTTCTGCGAGTAGCTGAATACGCTTCACACCTAGACTGCGCAGGAGATTCTCCTCGTGCATCGTCCAAGCACGTGCGAGTCCCTTACCTCGATGACCTTCTTTGGTTGTATACCAGTTCCGAGTTGCGGTCTGCCCGCTTATGGAGGTTGTACCCTCTGCGGCAATCTTGCCATCCCGAGCGAGGAGCTTGAACTCATATCCTGGCTTGCTGTCTCCTTCTTGGATCTGAGAGAATCTAATCTCTCCTAACTTATAACCTTGATGCTCGAAGGTGCTGAGCTGTCGGACGACTGCCTTCGGATCTGGACCTCTGTAATCGTTCGAGACTTCGACCTTCTCTTCCCGATTCGGTGTCCCCTTGAGAGGTCTTGTGTCTCCAGTCGCACGCAAGAGTCCTAGGTTGTACTGACGCTTGATCTCCTTCGCGATCTGCGATACCTCTCCATGGCGGAGAGGGATGCCCTGGAAGCCACCCGTCTGGTTCAGTCTCACTGAGGTCTTGTGGACGATACCGTCGACATTCGGGATAGGCTGACGCAGCCCGTTCCAGTCAATCGTCTGGTCGACGTCCTTCCAGACCTCTGCGAAGAGGTCCTTGTTACGCTGCTGAGCCTGATGAATGATGCGATCGGCATGGTCTAGGGTCGGCTTCTTCGGCATCACATGTGGATTGCCGTACTGGTCTGTCAGGATCCACTGCTTGCCCTCTTTGGTAAGCTCCGCACCGTTGGAGGAGACGTATCCACCGTCCTTCTGCTCCCACTTGTGAAGTGGCTGTAGATCCTGCTTCACACGTTCTGGTCCTGCCTTGATCTCTCCGTCGTCACCGATGAGTACAGGCGTACCGTTCATCGTGACCCAGCCCTCAAGGAGTAACGTGTGGAGATCTTCGATCATCGCTTTTTCTTGGATTGATTCTGAGCCTTTTCCATCCGGCTACGCATGTCCTCGATAACCCGGCTCCGAGATTCGAGGAATAAGCGTCTCTCTTGCAGAGATAAGTCTAGAATGTCGTGATCGGAGAGGTGGAAATCTCCGAACGAGAGCGCCATTCGTTGTTCGACTTGCTCTGCGAGAGATCCCGCAAGGGCCATGAAGGCCTGCTGCTTGATCAGCGCTACTCTGCGGGGTCCGGAATCCAAAAATCCGAGGAACCCATCTCGAATCTGGCTTGATACTGGTTGCGGCACTGCTTGCAGGTCATGTTGACGCGCGTATCGACGCCACAACCGGCTTTGCCGATCTGCGTGCGCATGTGGAGTCGGTCACGGGTATGAGCCTTCTCCCAGAAGATGTCATGCCGACGCTTGCCACTGGGGCTCGTGTCTCCATCGAGACATACGGTCGTCAGCTCCAGAAGCTTCGTGATCGCTCCTGGGTCGTTGTCTTGAACAAGGCGGATCGCATTGGCCTGATCTCGGACCTTCAACAGCCGGAACTCAACGACGCGGCGCGACTCCGGCAGGGTCGTCTGTAGCAGCGACGGACTCTGCGTGAGGTGGTCTGCCGGGATGTCCGAGAGATCAAGGGCGAGCTCGTCTGTCAAGTCCTCCGGCATCGTGCGCTTGCCGTCGAAGAGATGGCAGTTGCACTCTGCATTCCCACAGCGCATGACTTGGATCGTCGCGCGTCGGAGGTCGATGGTATACTTCTTGGGTGCGCATCCCTTATGCGTCTGTTTGACCTCGTAGGATGGTCCGAGAGACGCCATCCGGATCAGATAGAGCAGGTGGACTTGCTCTCCGACATACATCTCTCCCTGAACTTCTGCGTCCGGTAGAGGATGGTCCTGCTCGTCTCGCACCAGCGCCTGGATCAGGCGACGATTGATTGCCAAGTTCTCGATCGCGTTGTTCGTACCGTCCAAGAGCCAGCGCTCGTGGACTCCAGTCATCGACCCGATCAGGACACGACGACCTGTGTTTGTGATAGCTGCAAGCATGTAGTCCTCCTGTTGCGGTAGGACGCTACGGCTAGGCCGACGTTTCGTGGTTGGTTTGAGACTTCAACGCAGGGCTCGCCAGGATCGACAGGAGCAAGCCTCTGACTTTGAGGGAAGGCACGGGCAAGGTGGAGGCGGTCAAGCTAGGCTGCTGTCGAGTCTAGCGTAGGCGGTATGTACGTGCGGCGTTCTTCTTGAGCCAGTCCTGGCCTTCGAGGTAGCGGTTGTGGTCAGAGACGCGTCCTCGCAACTCCTGCATCAACTCGTCGGAGCGTGCGCTGTGCCCGTTCTGACGAGTATGGTCTGCGAGTTGGTCGAGAGCCTCGACGCTCGCCTTGCGCGCCTTCTCGTGCGCCTTGTCCAGGTCTGGGCCAGTCTTCGCCTTCGCCGCTTCCTCGGAAGCTCGTCGCGCAACGTTCGCCTTCGCCTCGACATGATCCGGAACGGCTGACGTCTTGATGTCGACACTCGTATCGGGGACGTATCGACCAGTTCGCTTACCGTCGATCAGCTCCGCAACGACAGGACGATGCTGGATTGCCGCAGGACCTGCGACGTCTCCAGCTGCAGCTGCTGCAGTTCCCTTGTACTCCCGCGTCCAAGCAGCACGCTCTGCTCCTGTTGAGTTCGAGAGACGCTCGAGATGATCAGCAGCCTGATCGTGCGCCTTGGCTCGATACTGCTTGTCCTCCCGCTGCTGCGGGTCCTTCTCCTTGCGAGCGTCTGCTCGCAGGCGAGAGCCTTCATCTCTGTGACCTTGAGGAGTCATCTTCCGCAGAGCGGGAGGGCCCTTGACGACTTCACCGTTGTCATCCAGCTCGATGTGGGTACCGCTGGGTAGCGTGACCCACCCTTCCGTGAGCAACAGTGCTATGTCTGCGACGTGCCCAGCCATGACTAGACTGTGACACGACGGTAGCGATCACAAGAGATCTCGACCGTCTCGATTGCAGCTTCGGCATCCTGCATGCTGGAGCGTTCGCCGTGTGAGTCCTTCACGGGGAAGCAGCCCTCGCACTCCCACTTGTCGATGATCTGATCGCTGTCACCCTTGTCGATGATCGTCAGACCACGCTTGTAGCGTGCGGCTCCGATACTCTGCCCCGTCTCCGGATCGCGGACCTGACGCATCCAGTCCCAGAAGAAGGTATCGCTCGAGTTCGCAGGCATCACCTTCTTCAGCGTGATGTTGCCGAACTTCCAAGCGCCTGCAGTCTTCTGCTTCGTCGCACTGCCTGGAGGCGCGTGCTCGACTGTCCCGAGCTCAGAGTCTGGGATCGAGACAGACTGGACGAGCGCAACGGGTAGACCTTCGCACTCGACGAGGAAACGAAATGTCTTCCGTGGATCAACTTCTTGAGCTTCGATGGCCATAGGGAATTACTCCTCTCCGACGCTGGCAGCAGAGCTTGTCACGATGAACCGAACCTTGAACTCTCGCGCAGGCCGGTATGGGCTGATATAGAGTTCCGCGTTGACCTCGCCACGTTCGATCGAGTCCGCCGTCTGCAAACGAGCTTGCTCCATCGAGGCTGCACCCTGGTCGATGTCGAACCGTGCACTCTCGATCCAGTCCTGACGCTTCAGCGTCGTCAGGAACTTGTCGACCTCACGTGCGACTGCACGCCAGAGGGCCGGACGGTTCGGCTCATAAATCTTCTTGCGGATCACGGTGATGATCCGCTGCTCCAGATAGATCAAGATGCGACGGACGGATGTCCACTGGAAGGCTGTCGTCCCGTCACGGCGCAGCGTGAAGGCATCGCCGAAGGTCACATAGCCGTCCTGGCGCAGGACTGTGTTGACATGGTTGTCGTCGGACAGCTGCTTGAGCTGCGCACGCTTTCCACTGGGGCCAAGGTCGTACGGGATGTCGTCGACGATCATACGACCCTTCACGCCTGCGGGGCTGAAGTGCGGACCGTAGTCACGGACGTCGAGCTTGCCCTTGCCGGTGTCGCACAGGTTCAAGGAGACAGCCAGATCACCAGCAGGGAAGATGAAGAGCGTGCCCTTCGTGATCGGATCCGTCACCTGGACCGTACCCGCATAGAGACATCCATACGAGGAGTCGAAGTTCGTCCCGCTGTGCGCAGCCTGTCCTCGCCGGTAGTCCTCGATGTCCTGAACGTCGGCTGCAGTCTGTAGCTCTCGGAACAGGTGGACCAGCATATCCTGCCGATCTTCGGCCCACGCCAGCAGTGAGGCTGCCGTCGCATTGGAGACCTCGTAGGGCAGGATCATATCCTGACATTCCGTACCCGAGATCTCGCCGAGGGCATGGACACCTGTCCCTGCCGAAGAGTCGCCGACGATGTCAGCCTCGACGAAGCCTGCCAGACCGTCGTTGCCACCAGCCAAGGTGTAGGTCCCGAGGGCAGGACGCTTTTCAGCGAGCGTACTGCCCGTCGAGGCGAGGTCTGCCAAGGAGATATAGGCAGAGCCGTTTGTCAAGCTGTTGACGATCGTCAGTGCGTATCGTGCCGAGTTCGGATCCATACTGAGGTTGGACCAGCGCTCTGCACTTGCGATCCCACGCTGCGCAGGGACAACCAGCGTGAACTGGTCGGCTGCGTCTGTGTTGCTCGTGGTGACCTGCACGGTCCAGCCTGCCGAGTAGGTCCCTGCGTACTTACCAAGGACCTTCAGCGTCGGCGATGTGGCAGAGTTGGAACCGTGGGAGCGTCCACCTGAACCCTCCGTGAAGCCAAGGGCGACAGCAACGGTCGAAGTGGCAAGCACACCCAGATAGGCAGATGCGCCGCTCGCTCCGGTATAGACGACGTCGAGCTTGCCGTCGATGTTCGACGGTGTCAAGGTCGCCTCACCTGCTGCTGTGATCCACGTCACAAGCTCGTCTGTCGAGACCTGTGCGAGATCCTTCGCGCTGCCATTGCCGGAGTTCGTCGTCGTCGGGAAGTTCAGGATCGCATTCGCCGTGCCACCAGTCACGATGACACGAGAATCTGTCCCGTAGAAGTCCGAGACCAGGGTGACCTTGGAGCCTGCCGAAGACGGCACGGCGCTCCCGTAGAGCATCGTGTTGAGCTTCGCAGCCACCTCTTCTGCTGTCGGAGCTGCCGGATTGGCGAAGTCCCCGTTCACAAAGGAGATCGACTGCTCTGGGTAGTTCACCTTGCCGACCTTGAAGGTCAAGGTCGTGCCAGGCAGACCTGCGTAGTTCTCCGCGGACCCAGACTCGACGCTGGCCTGCGTGCCCGCCAGCGTCCGGTCTGGCCCGGACGTTCCATTCCGGTCGAAGATGAAGTGTCCGCCGATGACAGAGACCAGGTTGAACGGCCCTGCCTGCGACGTCCGTAGCCGAGGATGCGTCGCACCTGCCTGTCGATCGCTGATGCTGATGTACGCCTGTGCCGCTGCGGTCGACGAGGCGTCTGTCGGATCCGAGTAGTGCACCAGACGCACGATGACGAGGCGCGCACCGCCATCCAGCGCACGCTTGGCCTGCAACGGACCCGTCTCCGTTGCCAGCAGACCTCCGTAGACGCGCTGGAACTCGGGCCAGGAGTTGATCTTGGTCGCCTTGAGAGGCCCACGCTCCGTCTTCAACAGCATCGCATAGAAGCCGGCGATCTCTGTGTTCGGAGAAAACGTCGCGTCCGTCTCGGAAATGTATACACCGCTGGGCATGGTTCAGTCCTCGATCTCGATGTTCTCTGTATTCGCGTCTAAAGCGACAGTGATATGACCCTTCGTAAAGGTAGGCTGGTTCTCAACCTCTTCGCTCGTATGGAAGATCCAGGTGTAGACGCTCAGTCTCTGCGCGGAGTAGATGTCTCGGTCTCCTGGATTGAACTTCGGCTGGAGAGAAGCCTGCTGAGGGCTGATACGCGCTGGTATACGCCGTAGGACTCCATCTGCGAATACGTCTACCTGAACGTCGACACGTCGCTGGAGCTGGTAGCGTTGGAAGTACCTCTCGAGAGCCCATACCAGATCTGTCATGAGCGGGAAGCTGAAGGCTACCTGGAGCGTCAGTACGACCGCCTCAGGGTAGCGCACGGAGAGTACCCGCAACTTGTCGTTCGAGAGATACTTCTCGAGTCTGAGATGCCGTCGCATCCTCTGAGGATCCCGTTTCACGTCGAGCAGACTCAGGATGACAAGAGACCTCTTCGGATCTGTGGCGTAGGAGGCGTACTTCTCTGTGCCAGCCCACACTGTATCGATCTGAGCGTGACTAGGTGCTGTCGTCCAGTTCTGCTCGAAGTCTTTCACAAGTATCGTACAGATCTCACCGACGGTCGACATGGAACCCCATCTCTCGTAGCTTCCTTCGAAGGAACTGTAAAGCTACACCCTTCGCGACACTGAGGTGAGGCCTGGCTGGCATTGTCCGCGTGCCGAACTCCAACCACATACCCAATTCCTGGAACTCAGGACTAGGTCCGACCACCCAACTGAACTGTCCTATAGCTCTTGCTTTGATCGATTGATAGTAGTTGTCCTCGGGACGAGCAATGAGGATACGCTCATCTAGACCGTGACGACGCTTCCATCGAAGATACTTCTCCGTCAGGGGAGTGTGTCCAAGACGCTGCTGTTCAATCGCAGCCTTCAACCAACCTTCCGTCTCCATCGCAGACCACATGACCGCGAGGGAGACAGCAGATTTGATCTTGGGCGGGAGCTTCTTGAGATGATCTTGGATACGATCGAACCCGAAGGAGAACTCTTCACTTCCCATAGGGTGCGACCTCGAGCTCGTAGGTCAATAGACGCTGATCGTGGAGTCTACCCTCTCCGACGGAGATCGTCGTGTACTCGCGACCATTCAGCTGGATGTGGTCGCGTATACTCGGTGGACGTCGTAGGGCTGACGTACAGAGCTCTTTGAGCAAGACGACCTTCATGTTGCCGGAAGCATCGAGCTGAGGCTTCTCGCCTGGCTTCTCAACCTTCATGACTGGCCCCCAGTAACCGAGCATCGAGATCTCGATGAACTTAGGAGAGCGTACGACCTCACCGAAGGTCGTATTAATTTGACCCTCCGTCGAGTTCGGATCGTAGTACAAGTAGGTCAGAGGAGAGGCTCCAGCCTCGAACGCTTCTCGAGCGTGCAGCGCGATCAGCTCCGCGTCGTTGTCGAAAACATGTCGCCAGCCTGGCCTCAAATGACGACCTTGATCAAAGAGGAGATCACCGAGATGATCTTGTTCGCTGCGCTGCTGATCCGAGCCTGTTGTGCGCGCTCCGTCTTCTGCAGCTCCGCCAGTAGATTGCTCGACGCCTCGAGATCATCAATGGCCAGGTCGAACGAGACCCTTCCGTCTGCCAAGCTTGTCAGTAGATTGACCGGACTGGCGCTCTTGCGGACGAGGTCTCGTAACATCGTCATGATGCGCGCCTCCTCATCTCCTTCTGGACGCAGCTCGTCTAGGTGCTTCTTGACGAGTTCATCTAGATTGCTCATTTGCTGACCTCACAGTAGGAATCGACGCTCGGCACCACAGGAGGATCTGTGCTTGGCGCTGGCATCGCCACCGTTCGGCTGAGGTAGAGCGCCATTTGCTGATGCCAGGGACCTCTGGCCTTCACGACAATCGCGTCCGCGGCAAGCGCCTTGCAACGGGCCTTGTCGCCCTTTGCCGCGGCTTCCTTGGCTTCTGTCAATAGCGTCGTAGACGTCTTCTCAGCAGCTTTGCCGAACCACTTGACCTCCGCCTGGAGCACGTCGATGTTTCGGCTCGTCAGATTGCAACCAGCTAGCCAAACGGCACACACGATCAGTAGAAGGTTCCGCATAGGAGGTAGGGTAAATCAGTCCAGCCGTCTCAGGAGATCTTCCGAGGAGAGGCTCTGCATCCGTCGTAGGACATCATCCCATACTCTCGAAGCTTGACGTGACTCACGACGTACCTGTTCGATATCCGCAGTCGTGATATGAGGTGGCGGAGGCAAGTCTAGCGCTAGCTTTGGCTTCCTGATCATACAGGAGAGAACGGTACCCGCGAGACGCGCGTCCGGAAACTGTCCTCCCACTCTTTGACGAGTGACTGGAGGATCGAGTTGTTCACGGAGAATGAGCTCACACCGAAGTTGACCTGCGCGAACTTCGAGCGGAGAGCGAGCAGCGTCTGACCAGCGTAGGCTCTAGTGATGAGGCGGAGCTCTTCGAGGTAGCGTAGAGGGAAATTCTCCCGCTTGTGTGCGACGTATGCATAGGCGCTGATCGTCGACCCTGGCTCGATAGCGCCGACGAGAGCAAACTGACCTCCCTGGTTCTCCAGGAAGCTTTCACTCGCGTCGTTGGCGACCTCTGCTGCGTAGAGAGACAAGTAGTCATCAGTGGAAGTCGATGGCTCGCTACTCACGGTCAGCCCACCGATCGCAGGTGCACCCCTCAACGAGGTAGCCAGGATAGCCAGGATGATCTCGTCAGGGGGATCAAAATCACTCACGTCGTAGATGAACTTGTCGACTTCTGTCGTGAGCTGGACACGCATCGTACGAGGCTGGAACTTCGAGAACTCGAGGAGTCCTCGGTCGACAGCGTCGTAGATGTCTTGATAGCTGAGCTCTCGATCTGAGGGAGAGCCTAGTGCGGAGCGGATCTCCGCCTCGAAGGTTGAGGCGACGCCAGGTGTCGTAGAGATGAGAGGGTTAGGCACGGTAGCTCCTCAGCTGAGGAGACTACTTCGCAGCGGTCTCCTTCTTCTCCTCGACGATAAAGTCGTTCGAGGCCAGGTTGCCGGTCAGCTCATACAGCGCACGAGGCTCACGCAGCCGACGCCCTCGCAGGTTGTCGTAGGCGCGGTAGGGCTCGGCCCAGGCATTCTGGGGCTCCGCCATGAACATGAAGTCGATGTGGCGGTACGACGCGCTCATGAACAGCTCACCGGGATGGATCGTCACGCTGTTGTTGACGCCACCTGCGAGCGCATTGATGACCTGATCGATCGTCGAGACGTTGACCATCAAGATGTTCGGCTTGTCCTCCGGACACGCCAGGACATGCTCCTGGCCCATGACGGTTCCGAGACGGACCTTGTGGTCCTTCGATCGGCTCGCACCGAGCATCGTGATGAGTTCTTGGGCGGACAGCTTCAGTAGATTGGCCATAGGGTGACTCCTTACCTAGATAGACGAAGAGCCCGGCTAGTGGTTAGACCAACCGGGCTCTCCATCTCCTGAGGTACTGCCGACGGGGTGATCGGACTCAGGCGCTGATCTCAGCAGATCTCAAACGCCGCAAGCCAGAGGCCTGAAACTCGATCTACCGGATCGCATCCCGTTGAACGGGCGACTACGTCAGGGTGACGGTCGCGAAGGCCTTCGCGTTGATGCACTTCTTGCCGGCACGAGACAGCACGCCCTTGCTGTACTGGAAGTTGGCCGACGGATCCGGCATGGTCGGGGTCCAGGTCAGCAGCGAGTATGGCGCAAAGACCGCTGCCATGTACATGGGGTTGTCCGCCTTGTAGCCCAGCAGGATCTTGCTGGCGGGCATGAAGGGGTCCATGTAGACCTGCGTGGTGCCGCTGTTGACGGTGCCGAACAGGATGCGCTTCTCCAGCGTCGCCGTGTTGCTCACGCCGATGCCACCGCGATCGACCGACGAATCCAGCTGGCGGAAGCCCGAGATCAGGCGCAGCCGTTCGGCGGCATCACTGCCGGCGATCAGCCAGTTGGCCCGTGCATTGCCGTTGGTCGCCTTCCAGATCATCTGATCGGCCTTGATGATCGCCTGGCCCAGGGTGGCCTCGTAGGCCAGCCGACTCGCGGTATCGATGTCACCGGCCAGATAGCCGGCGGTGCTCCAGTTGACGTTGCCAGCGCCGTTCATCGCGGCTTCGACCAGCATCATCCGCACCAGCTGCCGGTCGATCTCGCGATCGAGCTGGTTGCTGGCTGCATCGACCATCTCCTGCTCCAGGTCGCCGTTGTGATAGGCACCGAAGTCCTGGCGAGACTGCTCGGTGAACAGGAAGCGCAGCGTCATGTCCGTCGCGGTCAGCGTCTCGCTGGTCATCTTCATGTCCAGCTCACGCGGCGTGTCGCCTTCGGCATAGGTCGCGTACATGACCTTGATCTTGGCATTCAGCGCCGGAGCGACACCGAAGATCACACGGCCACGCCCGTTCACACCACCATTGTCGACGGTGAAGTCGGTCGTGTGGGTCTTCTCGACTCCGTTCACGAAGACGCGGACGCGGCTGCTCGAGAAGGCACCAGCAGTGGCAGTGGTCTTGACCGCGGTCGTCTCGACGACGAAGGTGGTCGTGACACCGTCACCGGTGAAGCTCTCGGGCGACTCACCCCAGCCCGAGTAGTTCGGGTCGACGGCCTGATCCAGGCGATCCGCAGCGGTCGTCGGATACTTGGTCGAGGCATAGCGGTGATCGATATAGAAGATCTTCGCCTCGGGTGTGGTCATCGGCCACACGGTGCACAGACTGCGGGCGTACAGCTGGATGTACAGTCGGCGGATCAAGGGCAAGGCCACCTTGACGAAGGGCTCGACCGCCGAGGTCGTGACGGCCTCGCGCAGCTCCTTCGGCGACATGCTCAGCGCCTTGCGCCCCAGGCCCAGCCCGGTGTGAGACGCCAGCTCATTGACGTGACGCTCCAGCAGCAGCTCCAGGCCGATGCGACATCCCATGCCGTAGGCTTCCTGGACGTCGACGAGCTTCAGGCTCTTGTCGGCACCGTAGCCGGTGTACATCGACCACTTCGAGGCACGATCGGGATTGTGAACCAGCCACGGGATGCGCGGCTCTTCGGTATGCGTATACATCTCTCAAATCCTCCTGGGATGCGTTGATCTCTTGGGTTGGTTAGCGCCGAGCTCCCGACAGCCGTGCTTCGTGCTCGTCGAAATCCTTGGCTCGCAGTGCGTCGCCATCTGCCTGGCTGTGACCACGCTGGGTGGAGACGCCTGTCGCCTCCAGCAGGGCCTTCTGACGCTTGACAGCCTTCAGGGCCTCCTCGACGGAGTTCGGGAACTCCACATCGCCATAGGCCTCGGTCAGCTGCTTGCCGACGCGGACGCCGCCCTTCGCAGGGTTGGCACCCAGCACAGCGACCTGCAGCATCTCCGCCAGCGGATGACCCTGCGTCGCTTCCATGACTGCGGCCTTGACCTGGCTGCGCACGCGCTCGGAGCGGACCTCCTCCAGGAGGGCGCTGTTGGCGCGGTTCTGCGACATCTGCTCATTCAGCTGGCGCTTCGTCGACTCCAGCTCGTCGCGGATCAACGCGACCTGGGTGTTCGTCGCCTCGTTCAGGTTCGCTGACTTGTCGTTGGCCGTCCGCAAGGCTTCGGTCAGATTCTCGATGCGATTCAGCAGCGGAGCCTCGGCAGCCTCGCGAATCGCCTCCTCACGTGAGGCCACTTCGACTTCGGCCAGCGACGTCAGGACTCGCCGCGACAGCTGCAGCGCCTCCGTGATCAGCCCCTTGTAGGTATCCGGCACGAGCTTCCGTAGCTCGAGTACGTTCTTCGTGTTGAGAGCGCCGAAGACTTCAGGCGCGTTCTCCTTCAGCCATTCGAGCTTGATGTCGCCTTCCGGCAACGTGATGGTCTTGGGCATCTTCCTTGACTCCTGCAATGAGGTCATCTTGGCTGTGCTGACAGAGGGATTCAGGACGAGATCCCATCCTCGCAGCCGTAGATCCTTCTGGACAATGGAACCACGCTGACCGTTGATCTCTCCCTCTTGCACTGTCCCCTGCGCTCGACTGCTGACGCCGAGAGGTACACCTAGGCGGGCGAGCGCCAGGACATCTCGTCCTCGTGCTGTGTCCGGGATGAGGAAGACGCCATTGGCGATCTTCTTCTGTGCCTCGTCAAGGTCGTAGTCCTTCAGGACCACTGCGACCTCGCCTGCGCGATATCCCTGGTCGTCCGCTGGGTGCCCATCGAATCCTGGGACTGGCTCATTCGCCAGGACCTTGCCCTTGAAGTCCGCTGCGACTTCACGCAGCGTGTCCCACGGGTAGATCCGCTTGTTCTGATTCAGCCGATCGCCCTCTTGGATCGTCGCGAACCGCAGGATCCCGATAGAGCCAGGAGGTAGCTTGGGCTTCGTCCCCTCCTGGAGCTCCTGCTCTTCGAGGCGATATTCCTTGGTGATCAGTACTTCGTTGAGATCTTGTGCAGCCACCCTGTGGACTATCAATACTGGGTGCGCTGAATCATAGAGACTTGGGAATGGCCTAGGCGAGTTCAGCTTCCAGTTCAGTCTGGGTCATGAGCGGGAATCTGAATCGTAAGGTAGAGACGTCTGAGGTGTCTTCGCCGCGTTGTGCGAGAGACTTTCTCCACTTGCCCCAGTATGATGAAGATTCATCGATCAACATCTCACCTTTCGGTCGAGTACGATCGAATACCTTAACGAACGGGTTTGATGTAGTGTGACCAGCTACAGTATGAGCATAGACGGAGAGATCGAACTCTTCGACGAGATCATCGAAGATCCTCTGAGCTGTATCCACAGAAGAACAAGCGTAGAAGATGATCTTAGGCGAGGAAGACGAAGCCTGGCTTTGAGAGGAAGACGAAGCAGTGGAGTAGATTTGAGCTTCTGATGAGCAAAGCGAATCAGAAGCGATTGGAAGCGACGCGAAGCGGAGCGCAATGCGAAGCGCACTGACGGCATTGGGGTACTCCGGTGTGCGGGGATCAAGTAACTGGGTTGCATTCGGCCAACCATGCATCAAGAACGCAAGATAGTCGAGCGAACCGACCTCACGAAAGAAGTCGGTGATCTGTTGCATACGGTTCGAGATAGGTTGATCGATGTCAACGCGTAGCGTACGCGGATACCCTGCCGAGATGGGCTTGGTCTGTAGGAAGCGTCCGAGCCGTTCAGACTCTGGCTTGAACGCTCCCTGGAAGTCGTGCTCGTGCTGATTGCGATCGGGCGTGATAATGATAGGACGTTGCGGCTGGTACATCAGGAAGCCTCCTTACGGAGGACTAACCTGGGAACCGCTTACGGACCTTCTTGGTGAAGCGGTCCTCGAGCGCCGTGTGATCCTTAACCGCCTTCTCGTGGGTCTCAGCGGACTTGTGATCACCAGCCTGTCGCGCAGCGATCGACGCGATCGCGTGTGCTTCCTTCGCCGCCTTGTGGCTGTTCACGCGATCGATGTCAGTAGATGCGGCTGTAGCCTTCGAAGAGGCCTCGACAGCTTTGTTGGTCGCAGTCTTCGCCACATAAGCCTTGTGTGCGGCAGCCTTGGTCTCTTCTGAGTCTGCAGAGTCGTGATAGTTGCGATTGTTGCGTTTCTTGCTGTCGACGCGTGCTTGCTGGACTTGCTTCTCCTGTGCAACGTTAGCAGCGTGACGCGCGTTGAGCCCCGGATCCCCTTGAAGCGTCTTGTCGTTGTAGGCTGCTCGCGCCGCTTGCGTCGCGTCTGTCGCCTTCGACAAGGCTTCCGCACGCTTCCTCTCCTCATACGCTTTCTCTGCTGCAGCCTTGGTTTCTTCTGTATCTGCCGAATCGTAGTAGTTGCGACTACGTGATTTGGAGGCTTTCGTCGCATCATCCGATGCCTTCGGAGCCAGCGCCATCTTTTGCTTGTTCGAGATGCGCTCAATCTGGCGCTCCTGGTCGGTCTTCGGCAGGTGCCCGAAGTTCTTCTCGATGTGCGCACGAGACGTCTTGTCGATCTCGTCGAACTTCTTATGGAGGTCCTCATGCCCAGGCTCTGGTCCGAATCCGTTCTTGTGCTGGACACGTGCGATGTGGAACTCCTTCTGTGCGGGAGTGCCTGACGTCTTCTCTTCGACGTGCCGACGGATCTCTGCAGCCTTCTCAGTCTTCTGATCCTGATCCTCTCGCTGCTCGTTGCGATGAGCTTTGACCACGTTGCGGAAGGCGCTGTTGAATACTTCCTTCGGATTGACCTTGTTGAGGTCATCTCCGCTTCTCGCAACGGTGTCAGCGAAGTGCCGCCCTGCGCTCGAGTCCAGGAACGCTCGTATTTCGTCGTCGCTGTGCCCTGCAGGAGCGTTGGACTTCAGCCAGCTGTGGGCCTTCGCGTAGTCAGCTTTGATCGCCGGATCGTCTTCGCTCTTCCCAAGATGCTTGGTCGTCTGGAGTTCACCGTGGTAGCCTCGCCCAGGATTCTTCGTCTCGATCTCGGGTTTGTCCAGATGCTGGCGTAGGAGGTCCTCGACCTCCTTCTTGTTCTGGCCACCTCTCTCTGGGATATGGTGGAACTCTCGATGAGTCTCTCCATCGGAGACTACAGTCTTACGAGGACCTCCGACAGGACCTTCCTGTTCAACCTTCAGCTCCTTGCCACCGTGCGTTAGGTAGAAGCGGTTGAAATTCGCCGTACCGACCTCAGGTAGGTTCTTTTTGTTCGGGTATGGCTTGTCGCTTCCCGCTTCAACTCGTCTCGCGCGATCACCGAGGGTTCCCTTCGGTCCACGATCGCGCCGAAGGGATTCGAGACCCTGCGAGGTCGCACGCTCGAAGCTCTTACCCTTGAGACCTGCGGGACCTCCTTCGACCTCGCCCGTTTCGTCGTTGATCATGATCCGGGCACCGTTAACGGTGATCCAGCCCTCAACGAGTACCTGTTCAACCTGATCTGTGATGTTCTGCTGAGCCATGATCTAGACGTCTCCAATTCGGGTGTCGAGAGGACGATTAAACTGAATGAGCTCCTGGATACACTCCACGAGTTCATTGACTTGTCGGTTGAGCGATTCAATCCGAGTACGGTCATTGACCGGGATCGGAGGGGCTCCACGCGGGGTCGGACGCTTGACGATCGGCTGACCGTCCTCCGGCTTTGCCGCGTCCGCGGCCTGGCCACCTGTCGCTTGCATCGCCGCCATGGCCTCTGCCTGCGATTCTGCGGCCTCTTTCTTAAGGAGGGCTACCTGGGCCTTGGCCTCCTTTTCGGAGAAGCCTAGGTGTCGAATCAGGAGCTGTTCTCGTGTAAGCAGCTTGGCCTCCTGCCCCAGAGCAACGATCGTATAGCGCAACTGGTCGACCTTCATCGCTGTCAGATCGTCGATCTGGGAGAGGGATGGAAAGGTCGTTCGAACGACCACGTCGTCCACGACCGACTTCGAGTATCCTTGGCAACGCAGCTCCACACGACAGCAGCGTACGATACCGTGCGCGTAATCCTTACGCACACGTCGTATAGCGCGCAGGAAGTTCATGATGGCGATCGTAGGAGCGGTGTCTCCGGACAGCGTAGCGTTGCCATTGCTGGAGAACCAACCTCGATACATCCCGAGTCCCATGAAGAGGCGATCATAGATCATGTCCATGTCGCCAATCTTCGAGATGTTGGGGTCCCCCTGCATGCGCTCGACGTCGTTCTTGCTCTTGTCACTGACAGGGATGTAGATGTCCTCGTCTGAGCGAAGAGGATTCGTCCGCATCTCCATCTTGCCGGACGCATCTGTATAGCGCGTCCGCTTCGTCTCTCGCCTGAACTTCATCAGGTAGATGAGACGATCGACAGGGTTCATGTCTGCGACATCAACCTTCCACTTGTAGCGTGGTTGACTGTTGGCGAGCCGATTGATGACCATACCATCGAAGAGAAGCTCAAGGATCTTCGCAAGTCTGTCGACTGAGCGGAGGATCGAGGTACCATAGACCTGTCCAGCACTGAGCTGGAGCATGAAGTGGCAGACCTGCCAACGATCGAACTCAGCGGCGCTCTCCTGATCCTTCGAGATAGCAGGCGGGATTCCATACTGCTTATAGCCGAGGACGTCTCCGGAGTTGTCGAACTGCTTCTCCATAGAAGCGGGAGGTCGGTAGCCGATCTTCGACAAGCCCATAGGCGTGACGATGAGTTCCCAGAAGCTGTCGCCGAACTTGCACATCTCTCGGACAGTCTGCCAGGCATAGTCGGGTAGGCCCGTGCGTCGGAGCATTGCCTCTAGGATCTCTTGCTGCTCGGGATCTTCAACCTTGACCTTGAAGACCTCGTCCTTGTCGACCATCGAACCGGCGACTGCGTAGTCCGCGTACATGTTCAAGGCTGTCGTGATCTCAGGTAGGTTCCGATCCATCTCCTCGTAGCGCGCGTACCGATCGTAGCGGATCGTACTCTGGTTGAGCCAGTCCAGATAGCTGTCAGCGTAGAGACCGCCATACCAGAGTAGAGGATTCGAGGTACCCTCTTCGGTGGTCTTGGACTGTCTGCGCTTGAATGGATCGTCGTCGTCGCCGATACCTCGACGCAGTTCTGCAGCTGCAGAGCGTACCTTCAGGCCTGTAGGCTCCTCGAGCTTCTCCTCTGCGAGGTCCCCTCGAAGAGCACGATAGGCTCCATACAGACGATCGAACACGGTCACGACGTCACCACTGACTTGACCTTCGCAGCAGAAGGCTGATTGGAGGTGTAGCGTACGGCAATACGCTCTGGTCCGAGACCTCGATACTGCTTGATGGCCCCCACGACAGCAGCGAGTGTGAAGCTGTCGACGATACCCCAGTCTCCGCCGACCCGCATCCAGATTTCGACATTCGCAGCGAGTGTCGCGTGTCCAGTAACGACGACCCAGATCTCATTCGCGTTCGTGACAGCTACGCCGTCTGTGGATGCTGGTACTCCGGACTGCGGAGTACAGACCTGTGTCTGTCCTGTCGTAGCCGAACCGCCTGGAGCGTAGTAGTTCGTCGTTGCGTACGGCGAGACAGAGACTAGAGGACTGGAAGAGAAGATCGAGGAGACGATGTAGACCTTGACATTCGATGCGATCGGCGCGTAGACGACGATCATCAGGTATCGAGACTTCCATCCTGTGATCTCTTGAACGAACTGGCGTCCGCTCCCAGGCGTCACCGGGACGATGTCGACGGAGCCGGCTGTCCCGATGGACCCTGAGTAGATCGAGGTGTAGTTCACATCGTCTTCAGAGACCTTGACGTCAATGGCCTCTGCATTCGCAGGTGCACCACTCTCGACTTCAATGAAGATCTGTAAGCTAAGTGCGTCTGGGATCTCGATCCGAGCTGCGACACCACCGCTAGAGTTCGCGGTGGTCCAGACGTTTGGAGAGGGCTCCCAGATGCGAAGCGAGCCAACAGCAGAACCACGCTGCTGGCTGCCATAGAGGGTGTTGACGTGGGTGGAAGTCATAGACCCCAAGTAAAGGGTCTAGAGCAGAAGGCTAGGCAGGGTCGCCGTTCAGGCTGGCGTACGCCACGTAGACCGTCACGTCACCAGCGCTCAACAGCGCGACGTTGACGTCCGAGGCGATCACGACCTTGGCTGCGGTCGAGGTGGCGTAGCAGTGCGGCGAGGCAGCACCGTTCAGGCCGACGCCAGCAGCGATCACACGCCCGGAGGCCCCGGTATAGACCGAGCTCGACGTGAGCAGGCGGTCATCATCACCAGCGTCACCCACCTTGATGGTGCAGTTGCTGGAGCCACCACCCGAGAACGGTGTGGTGATCTGCGCCCATGCGCCCATGACCAGCGCGTCTGCCGGCAGCGAGGGTGACAGGTCGAGCGTCTGCGACGTCGCGGTCGCGGTCACGTTCACACCGGCCTGCAGGCGCAGCTTGGCGATACGTGGACGCGTCACACCCAGCTCGGCCAGCGCAGCCTCGACGGTCGTCGCAGCCAGATGGCCAGCGGCGTCCGTCACGCTGATGTTGGCTGCATCGCCCTGACCGGGGCTGAGCTGCCCTGGCACGGCGAAGTCGAGCTTGATCACGTCGACGACAGACGAGCCGAGGTTGATCGTACGCAGCTCCGAGTTGCGGAGACGGTAGCCGGCCAGTTCCTGGGTGTCGACTTCCGTCGCGATCGCAGCGTTGCGCTCCGCCAGCGTGGCGAGCCCGGACAGGTCAAGAAACTTCGTGATATTCTGAGCAGGCATGGATTGGGGCCTCCTAGTTCTCTTCATACAACCTGCAAGTCGCTTCAGGGTCGATATTGCCCTTCACCCGCTCACAGGTCTCACTTGCAGATTCGTAGTAAAGACAGTCTTTGCAGAGGTCCTCGTCAGCGTCCTCTTCATAGCCAGCTTGGGACTTGCTGATCTGCCCTTGCAGAGCTTCCTGCAGGACTACGAGTAGAGGACTACGTTGATTGGCCATTATGCACCTCGGAGACGGCGAGGACGTCCGAACAGAAACTGCTGGACGTCAAGTTCTGTCCACGACTCAGGAGATGTCATGTCGAGGACACGTAGAGGTTTGAGAGGAGCTCTGCCAGCGGAGCCAAACAACGCCTCGAAGGCTACAGCCTGAGGTGTCCCAGGCTCGTAAGGATTCTGCAGGCGTTCGCTGACCCTGTCAGCAACAGCCAGTAATAGATCAACTAACTGTTCCTCGTTGATCGTGTCCAAGAGGTCTGGTCGGCTCATAGACGTCTCCCAAATCTGCGAAGACTCTTCGTAGGGTCGACACCGTCACGCATCATACGCTGTGCGTAGTCTGGTAGATCCATAGTCTCAGAGATCAGGTTCAGCTCCATCCGCTGTTTGTCGTCTAAGTCCTGAGCGATCTCCTCATAGAGCGGAGCAGGGAGAGGCTCCCGCTCAACTCCGTGCTTCTCGTTGATCATCCCGCATATCGCAGCGACGCATTCGGCAACATCACAGTGGTGAGCTGCCCCCTCCTCAAGGGCGACACGCTTCTTGAAGATACCTCCGTCTGGCAGGAGTTCGACAGCGCTCAGCTCCTGCGTTAGCGGGGAGTATGGATAGAGTGCGATCCTCTCATCACGTATAGAGTCACGAAGGCTGGTCCAACACTGAGGGTTCAGATCTACAGAGTAGTTGACAGCGTCGTAACCCTTAGAGAGGAGTGAGTTGATACTCGTCGTCGACTCGAACCTGTCATACGAGACCAGCCGGAGGCGATAGCCCATCTCGCGACAGGCGTAGATCAAGTCGAGGATCGCCTCGATGTCGATCCTACCCATGTCAGGTGGGCAGATCCGCTGCATATAGTCGATATGCGTGATAGGTCGACGTTCTGTGATCCACCAAGTCTTGGACTTGCCCAGGATCTGACGACGGTAGCTCTTGTACCCTGCGAAGCAGCCCATGGCGAATCCGGCTGTCGTTGCGCTCTTGGCTAGATCGACATGGATGTAGCGGTACGCGTCTGGGTGTAGCAGTGGTCGATTCTCTCCGTTGACTTGTTTGCAGAGCTTTTCGATGAGGAGTAGCTGCGCAGAGATGAGCTTCGCCGAGGTATACTCATACGGATGCTCTCGCGGTATATCACCGATCGAAGCATTCGCGTAGCAGGGTTCGACCGGACGCTCGAAGTACGGGTTGGAGGCCAGCAGAGGTATGCCAGCGATATCGCGAATCGCACCGTTGATATTGTCCTCGAACGGGCCTAGGTGCTCTGTCGGGATATAGATCAGGTGACAGTTCTCGGGGACTGTGAACTCCTTCTCGTTGAAGGTCGAGGCATCCAGAGAGACGATCCGACTTCTGTGGAGCCCATTGCCGACGAAGACCACGAAGCGCTTACCCTTGTATGGGCTCACCACTGCGGATCCCTTCGTCTCCCACGTTGCGTACCGCAGGACCTTGATACGCTTGTTCGTGCGAGCTGCAGCGACACGCTCTTCGGTGAATTCACCAGGAAACTGCACAGAGCTGATAACCCAGAAGACTGGCAGGACAGCGAGCTCAGCGTCAATCGATCCAATGAAGCGACTCTCACGTCGTCGGACGATCTGCGTATAGAGGGAGCGAGCTGGATCGGTCTCGTTGGCCATCTTCGCGCGCTTACTCCGTCGCGTGCTGATCATGAAGTTGGCCTCGTCCATAGCACCGCCGACGAGGTTCTCACCTATCACCGAGAGCTCGTTGGAGTTACCAGAGACGTAGCGTAGGTGGCGTCTCCCAGTCCCGGAGCACTTAGGACAGGCTCGAGAGCCTTGTCGTCCAGTCCAGAAGCACATCGTACATGGGAAGACAGCGCTCTCCTTGTCCTTGATCTGAGGCTTCAGGACCTCTGTGACGAAGGGCGAGCTCTTCAGCGCAGACGTGATATAGGAACCCATCAGGTTGCCAGCCTGGTCGCCAGAGATCGACATGTTCATCATGACGAGGTCTGTCGTTGGCGAGATCACACCTGCACCGATGAGCCTGTGAGGGTCGCGCAGACATGCAAGGCGGACCATCTCGATAGCAACACCGAGACCAGCGATGAAGCTCTTGCCCCACCCGATTGAGCCTGAGCAAACGACCTCTGTGTATGGCTTCTCTAGGATGTCGACGAGATCAGTTCGCAGGATTGGGTAGAGAGCCTTACCTACGTTGCCGAAGTAGTAGTCATCTTCGATGAGCTGACGAGCTGGCGGGAGTGGGTGTGACCACTGCGTACCTTGGATGTAATCCCAGGTCGAGGATCGTCCTGACGCGAGCTCTGCTCTGATCTTGTCGAGGACTGCTTGTTCTTTGGGAGATAGCCCCATGAGACGAGGCTAAAGACTACTTCGAGGGAGTTGAGGGAGTGGCACCGGCAGGAGGCAGACCCAGGAAGTTGCGCAGACGTGGCGAGTGAGGAGCGAACTTGCCTCGATCACCTCGGCTTCGTCCGGACTTGAAGAAGTGCTTCAGTTCGTTACGGAAGTCCGAGGTTAGAGCCTCTTCGAGGTCGTCTTCGTCGTTGTCCGGCTCCGAGTCGTCCTCGTCGTCGCCGTTCTCCTCTTTGCCCTCGTTCTTTTTCTTCGACTTCGGATCGTAGTCGTCCTCGTCGTCGTCGATCTCTTCCTCGTCCGCAGGCTCATCCTCTGGCATGTCGGAGGGCTCTTCACCCGACATCGCCACGAGGGTGGCCTTGTCGACCTTCGCACCCTTCTTCATGCCGCTGACCTCAGCGGCTTCTGTCAGATTGGCACAGCCAATCACGAGGGCAGCGCTCGCACCCTCTTGCATGAGGTACATGCGATTGCCTGTACCCACCAGCACGGGCATCCGTGTCCCTGCAAGGGTATAGCCGTCATCCTTCTTCTCGACCTTGACACCTTTGATGTGCATCGTAGAACTCCTTAACGGATACCTATAACAACCAAGAAACACCAGAACCAGGAACCAATCGTACACTCCCCATCAGGTTCGAGGTAGTCCAGCGTCGACATGATCCCACCATAGTCAACGATCGGATCGACGAGTGTCCCAAAGTTGGGATGTCGAACGATCGCATGGTAACCTAGAAGTAGACGCAGAGCGAACGCGCCCTCCTCTTGAGGACTCTGCGCTGTCGTAAGGATCTTGCCCTGGATGGCATAGACGACGCGTCCGTCATGATCGTAACCAGCTTGCCCGATCCAATAACGATAACCACCAGGGAATTGGTGGGCGACCAGTTCTGCTCCTCTGGCTCCTGTCTGTGCATTTCCAGGATCTGGATTGATCGAGTCGAGATTCAGCGCTCTGAGCGACGGGAGAGGGCCTGAGCGGATCAGACCGCTACCGAGTCGAAGTAGCATCTGGCGTCTCCTGATCTTGCTTAACGACCTGCGTCACCTTCTGGAGATGCTCAAGGACCCGCTGTCTCTCAACGTCTGTAAGACCTGTCTGCGGGTCAACAACCTGAGCAGAGGCGGTCGTAGGCAGGTGGATATTGACCTGCGACCCTCCATTTGACTCTGCCTCGCCAGACATCCGACGCTCTCGACGTGCGAGATCCTCTGCAAACTGCCGGCGAAGCTCCAGCTTGTTCCTGTCTGTGAGCTTCTCGAAGCGTTCGAAGAGTTTCTCGTCCAGCGTATCGAGCTTGTCTCGGAGAGACGCAGCAGCGCCAGCGTTGTGGATCTGAACGAGATGTGCGACTGCTCGAGCCCGATTCGGATGCTCTCCGTCTAGCTCCACAAGCGTTGGAGCGACGTCAGCAGCCCCTATGTCGGGGGAGCCAATAGCCCACTTCTCAAGTGCCTCGATGGTATTTCGAACGGTCCTCTTCACGAGGAGGGAGCTAAAGCCCTTTGAGACGCTTTGACGTATTGTCGGGGAGGACGATATCGATGTAGGGACCGATGACACGCCAGACGATTGCTCGTTGACCACACCACAAGAAGCTGTCGTTCACCTCGTAGCGTAGGCTACGATCGAACGTCCCGCGGTCTCTGACCAGTTGCTTGTAGAACTGATAGCGCTCTGGAGCCGGCTCAGCACGCTTAACAAGCTTCTGAGGGGTCTCAGACTCCTCTGTTGGGTCACCCTCCCAGATCTGACGAGATTCTGGAATGGTATCCTCTTCCTCATTCGGAGCTGAGCGAAGGACCGTACGGATGTCAGCAGGCGTGTCCGCTCGGACACGTGCGACCTCTTGTCTCTTCGACCGACGAGCTTCTGCCTGCTCGTCGAAGGGCTCAAGCGGAGCGATGATGTGTCGAACGTCCGAGAGGACTACTTCGATCTCTGTCGTCCTCTCGGACTTGATGAGAGCGAAACGCTCCCCTGTCCAGGACCCTGGCTTGATCCTATAGAGGTCGTGCGTCACCGTGCTGGTTGCGACGGTAATCGCAGGTTGGTTGTGTAGGCGTAGGATGGCAGCTACCACCTCGATGAGAGGAACCTCCCCTCCCTTGGTGAATACTCGGTTGCGCAAGGCGGAGCGTAGGGATTTCAACTTCGATCTCCTACCGTCTGCGCGACGGTCTTGGTCGATCTGGTGGATGCGACCGACACTGTGCGGCTGTCGCGGTCTTGTTCTCGCAGCATTTGTCCGTGCCACAGCAGTGCTGTCCAGTAGGACAGCCTTGCGGACAGGCTCCATAGGCAGAGGAGGCTACGAGGATGAGAGCTATCGACAGACTTCGAAGCGCGGCATGCAGTGCTCGATGACATACTTGCGCTCGCTCGCTGCTCCCGCGAAGTAGGAGCTGACGACGAGTGCAACGATCAAGAGTGGGATCAACAGATCCCACTTGAAATTGAAGTTCCATCTCTTTGTGTCGATCCATGTGATCTGTGTAACATCGCTATTCGTTGCCATGTTGGGCTCCGATCAATCTTTGAATCTGCTCGTCGGCGCGCTGTTCGTAGTACCGCGTGTGGTGGATCACGAAGAGACCTGCCTCTGCGTCCGGCTCCGCCGTATACGGTGACGTGGAGGAGACGCGAAAGGGTAGCCAAACTCCTACCCACTCAGGGCCGAAGCGACGCTCAGCGAAGAGCTGTAGAAGGATCTGCTGTCCTTCCTCGAAGGGAACAGGGAGCTGAAGACCACTGAAGTCCTCTTCTCTGCTAATGAGGTCTGAAATGCAGTCATTGAGCATGGATGAGGTGACGTTCGTTCATGAACTGGTCAGGGTCGAGTCCGAGTGAGTCGAGATAGTCTCTCATCGTTGATGGGTCGACGATGATCCAATGCGGACGTGGGCCTATGGCTCGGATGAACGATCCATGATCTGGGTGTAGACCGATCCAAGGTCTTGGGTGTGGTAGATCACCACGAGCAGAGGGTCCTACCCACATCCAGTGTAGACGCGATCGATCAGGCCATCTCCAGGTACTCAGTAGTAAGTAGGCAGCATCGCGGTCTTCGAGGGTGCGAAGGAACTCGTGGATGTTCTGTGGGTATAGAGCACGATTGCTCCATGCGACTGGACCTAGGGATCTCTTGTAGAGTCGGCCTACCTGGATCTCATAGATCGGATGGACGGACGGGTCGAGCGCGTAGTAGGTACCATCCCACAGTAGCGCATCAGACAGCTGTTGCAAGGTGCGCACATGGCAAGTCGTAAACCGACGCAGCCCCGCACGTCCCTTTGAGGTGTCCGATAACCCAAACACAATGAGGTTCCCTATGCCCGCGAAGAATCCCCTGTCCCGCAAGATCGTGATCCCGGCCAAGCAGGCCGACCTGGTGAAGGCGTTCGAGACCGGCATGCGCGTCAACGCGCAGGTCGGCGACATCACGATGCAACCGATGGTCGATGGCAAGCCGGTCAACATCACCGAGTACGTGATCTGTGGTCGCCTGGACAATGGCAGCCTGGTCGAGCTGTCGGGCGTCGAAGCGTCGCCCTACAAGGATCCGGCCAAGGCCGCCGCCGCGCAGGCCAAGAAGGATGCCAAGAAGGCTGACAAGGCGGCGAAGAAGGCGGCGACCACGACCACGACCACGACCAACGCCGCCAGCGCCAGCGCCTCGACCGAAGCCCACGGCGGCAAGAAGAGCGCCTTCGGCAAGGGCACCAGCAGCGCCTCGTAGCCTCTACAGGAGGCGTGGCGCGTGTGCCCTCCTACCCCGCCTAAGGCTAGCGCGCTACGTCCTCCTTCCTGTGCATTCTGGCCTCATTCCCGTTCACATCTGACATGAAGATCCGAACCTCGCAGCTGAAGTATCCAGGCGGCGTTGATGTCACACGTCTGTCTGGTCTAGCAACATTCGCCCCAAGCTGGGAGATACTCAAGCCGGCTCTGGACCTTCGACGCCAAGGACTCGAGACAGAGTCATCCTGGCAGGCGTACCGTCAAGCCTATCTACGTGAGATGCAGGCCTCTTGGATCCGCGAGCCTCTAGTCTGGCTGGAGCTGCTCGCGCGTGAGGAGGTCACGCTGAAGTGCTACTGTGAGCGTGTCTACCTACCGCGTTGTCATAGGGTTGTACTCGCAGAGTTCCTGGTTGAGCGTGCGCAGGAGCTGGAGATCACCGCTGAGTACCTCGGCGAGGTCACCCTCGGTTGGAATATCTACTCTCGCTCGAGTGATGGACAAGGGATCGCAGCTGCGCTGACGAATCCTACAGTCTTGTCTCGTAAGCATGGCCGGATACAGCAGGACTTCCCGATCGTGTTCAGAGGACGATCGTATCCGGACGTCGAAGGACCCTACTTGAAATTGGGCAAGCTTTGCGCCTCGGATCAAGAGCGTGACGAGCTGATGGTCGAACTCATTGTCCTGAAGTTCAGGACCTACCCTTGGCTCTACTTCGCCCTCCTCGAGAAGGGAGGGATCCCGTTCCTTGAGACGTGCACCCACTTCACGTACGCAAGAACAGACGCCTTCCGCTCTTGGGAAGGCTACGGACGCAGTTCACGTTTCATTCGCAACCTCATCGAGGCCTACAGACGCGCAGAGGAGATCATATGCTCACCCAGCTTCGACGTCGAACAATCGTGATCAACCTATTTGGAGGGCCTGGCAGTGGTAAGACGAACACCTGCTCGGCTTTGCACAATGCTCTGAAGTCCGAGGGAAGGTCCATCGAGCAGTCCCTGGAGCATCCAAAGGAGCTGATGTACGAGGATCGTTACAAGAACCGGCGACCCTCCCTGTACGAAGAGGTCTGGTTCTTCGGAGAGCAATGTCGTCGGCTGACGATCTACCTAGGCAACGTCGACCTCGTTGTCACCGACAAACCTCTCCTAATGAACGCCTGGTACGCGACCAAGACAGACCCAGCACTAGGCGCTGCGATGCTGGACATGTGGCGCACCGTCGCCAAGCGGATGGCTGATGACGGTCACCGGCAGATCAACTTGTATCTTGAGAGGATCTCTCCCTATCAGCAGGAGGGGAGATATCAATCAGAGGAAGAGGCTCGAGGGACAGACCCGGAGATCCGCGCATTCCTCATCGAGGTTGGAGCGCAGGTACTACTCTCAGATGAGAACCATGCGGTGCGCTTGATCAAAGAGCTTTTGGCGGTCTAGCGACATCGCCCGCCTCGACCTGTCTGACAGATCAACGCAACATCTTCTGCTTTCCAGTCTGCCACATCTGGCTGCGTGCAATCCCAAGCCCAAGCGCACATGACAGGACCAGTCGCACCTGTTCGCCCTAGCTGCGGGACATGGGTTCCGACTCCTGCGTATTGATGTCCGACCTCGTGCATGAGGAGATGACGAGCTCCAGCAGGACCTCGGTTGCCCTCTGACAAGAGGGAGGTCACAGACCCCAGCCAGCTAGGACAAACCCAAATACGCAAGTCACCAGGGATTGTCCAGGCACTATACAAAGGACTCCCCGTCGCTGTCTTCTCGGTACAGTGCGAGACGAGATCGAGGTCGACGGTGATCGTCTGGACCGGACCCGTCCCTGACGGGTTCCAGAGCTTCTCGATCAGAACGACTGCCTCTCCAAAGGATTGGAAGGTGATACCAGGAGGTTCGCCTCGATTCAAAGACCATCTCCGGAGAGATGATGCAAGTTCGATCTTGATAGGTCGATCTCCGTCAAGAGGAGTAGGAGACTGATCCGAAGACATAGCGTCTCCACCACAGCCCCAGACGGACAAGACAGCGACTAACGCGAGATAGCGCATTAGGGCACCGCTGGAGTGAAGATGAACGTCTGGCCGGTCGATCCCGTGACTCCGGTCGCGCCGGTCCCGGTGCCAGCACCACCAGCTCCACCTGAGACGTCGAGGGTGCCGCTGTTCGAGTAGGACAAGGCCTTGATCATGATCACGCCACCTCCACCTCCACCGCCTCCACCGGAGTTCGCATTGCTTGAGCTCGCTCCTGTGCCTCCTTTGGCTTCGATGATCCCTCCACTGTTGATGACGACGGCACGAGCGAAGATGCCAATGATGTCGCCTCCACAAGCACCACTGCCACCGACTCCACCGCTCCCCTGACCTCCCATCCCACCTCCACCTCCGCCTATCGCATAGTGAATAGTCGAGCCACCTGCTGCTGGCGTATGAGTCGAGCCATACATCAAGAAATCCATGTTGACCGGCAAGCCAACTGCATTGCTGCCAAATCGAGAGGTGAGTGCTGTACCACCACCAGTCTTCCCTGCTGCTACGCCGCCAGTGCCGCCTCCACCACCGTTTCCACCCAGAAAATAGCCCGCGGACAAGCCAGCATTGGAGGTGGGAAAGCCATCATTCTGGAAGGTGGCGTTGTATCCACCAGAGACACCTGGGCCATAAGTTCCAACCGCAGGAGCGACACATTGCGTCGCAGCAGTTGATGATGGACCTGCGGCTCCATTGCTACTGATCTTGCCGCCACTGTTGATCGTCAAAGTTCCGGAGACGAAGATCGCGAAGCGACTCGGACGCAGGTCGCAGCTGCTGTTCAAAGTCGCAGAGCTGTAGAGCATCACCCTTGTGAGGGTGACAGTCGTAGAGCAGGTCAGAGCGCCGTCTGAACCGTCTCCAAACTCATTGCGAAAGACAGGAGTATCTGTTGCTGCGATCGCCCGTGACGTATACGCAGAGCCCGTATCGACGACGAAGTAGCCAGAGGTCGCAGGCGCTGGAGGGAGTTTTGCTTGTGTCGCTGTACTCAGCGCGATCGTCACAGCGCCACCTGTGTTGGTCACTGTGATCCCTGTCCCGGAGACGATCGAGGTGATTGTTGGTGAGAAGAAAGCTCCGCAGAGGATCAATACGCAAAACAGGACAAGACTTCTGTATCTCTGATGCATGGGAGGCTCCTATCTGGTCACACGACTTCTGTGGTATTGATCGTACTCGATCCTGATGGGATGATCACCTGTACGATACCGTTGAACTCCAGGGCACCACCGTAGAGAGGCATTTCCCACGTCTGCCCAGGATTGATGGGGAACGAACAGTCGGATTCACCAGATAGCGTCGCAGAACCATATTTGACATAGCAGATTCCGTTACCTACCCGATTATAGATCTTGCGAGCTTTGGCTGCTGTATTGCTTGTGAAGGCATTCTGCGCAGTCGCACATGCGACAGTAGCCACCGTAGGTGTAGTGCCAGCACTATTGGGCGAGAGCGCGACTACGGCAGCTGGATCCGTCGTGGTTGCAGCTGTAGCAGAGGCTTTCACTGCCATCGTGTTCGTCCCATCGGTGATCGCATGAAATCCTTTGCGTGCCACAGCATCCATCGTCGGCATGGTGTACGTGCCGTCGGTGATCTTCTGAAAGCCAGGGCGTCCGACTGCGTCCATCGTCGGCGTAGTATTAGTCCCGTCTGTGCCACGCGAGTACCAGTAGGTCGCCGCACTTCCACTGCCAGCTCCCTGGACAACCGTCGCGTTGAGACTCGACGCTGTAGCCTGAGAGACTGGTAAGGTGATACCCGAGGCTCCTAGGTTCACATCAAGTCGTCCGCCAACGAGGGCTGCTGGCAGGAGACTCTTGATCTTCTTCAAGAGCCCGGTCAGTGTGGAGGCGGTGTCTGCATCGGCGAGTGCTCCGATGTTGACAGAATGTCCATCTGCCTGGGAGCTCGCAGCGTTCGTCGTCGCTACTGATCCTGTCACGGACGTCTGTAGCGTACCTGCCACAGACGCTTTGATGGCCTTCAACAATCCAGTGAGCGTCGAAGCAGTAGAGGTGTCCGCAAGAGCACCAATGTTGGCGGAGTGACCATCCGCCTGCGAGTTCGCTGCGTTGGTGGTCGCGACCGAGCCTGATACAGACGTCTGGAGAGTTCCTGTGACTGCTGCTTTGATGGCCTTCAGAAGACCCGTCAGGGTCGAGGCCGAGGAGGCGTCCGCCAGCGTCCCGATGTTCGCGGAGTGTCCGTCTGCTTGACTACCAGCGGCGCTGGTCGTCGCTACTGATCCTGTCACGGACGTCTGTAGCGTACCTGCCACAGACGCTTTGATGGCTTTCAGGAGCCCCGTGACAGTGTACGCAGAGGACGAGTCAGCCAGTGTACCGAGATTGGCGGAGTGACCGTCTACTTGCGACGCAGCTGCACTCGTTGTCGCGAGGTTCCCAGAGAGCTGACTCTTGACCTTCTTCAAGAGTCCGGTTATCGTCGAGGCTGTATCAGCGTCGGCAAGTGTACCGATGTTGGCAGAGTGGCCGTCCGCCTGTGAGCTTGCGGCGTTCGTCGTAGCGACCGTTCCAGAGACGGAAGTCTGTACGGTTCCAGCAACAGCTGCCTTGATCGCCTTCAGCAGTCCAGTCAGGGTATACGCTGTGTCTGCGTCGGCGAGCGTGCCGATATTCGCTGAATGCCCGTCAGATTGTGTACTGGCGGCACTCGTCACAGCGAGACTCCCTGCGAGCTGACCTTTGATCTTCTTCAGAAGACCTGTCAAGGTCGAAGCTGTATCCGCATCGGCAAGAGAGCCGATATTCACGGAGTGGCCGTCTGCCTGACTCCCTGCAGAGTTCGTACTGCCAGTCTCACCACCTGCGTCTGTGACGACGAACGCGTACGAAAGTCGCTTACCAACGACGTTGACCTCCTGGATCGCGATGTCGTACGCGACCAGAGAGCCGGCAGAGAGGAGCTCAGCGTCGATCTTGGACTTGATCGCAGCTTCAGTCGTGAGTCCTGTGATGTCTACGACGATCATAGATCTACTCCTCGTCCCCTTCAAAGTCCATCGAGTCTATGTCGATCGAACCAACGATGTCTGCGACGATCTGCGCGATGTACTCTTCTGGAGTCATCTGACCAGATGCCTCGTGCTGCTCGTCGAAGGAGCTCGGGAGGACGCCCTTACGCCCCAGAGCCTTCTTCAGGCCCGTCTTCGTCGCCTTCGTGACGGCCTTCTTCATCAGTAGCTTCGACGTCGCGCCCTTGAACAGAGTTGACTTGCCTAGAACGCCGATGGCACTGGAGGCCACCTGTCCCTTCAAGGACAGGAGTAGTGCGAGGGTGGCGATATCCTTGAGCTGATCAATCGCGACCGTCTTCTCTTCGTCAGTCACTGGCTGTCGACGTGCCATCTTCAGCATCGTTGACGCCATGACCTTCGTCTGCGTCGCCTCGCTCTTCAGAGCACTCTTGACGTTGTTGACGAGTTCAGCTCGACCTTCCTTGGTAGTCAAGGTCTTCCAGAACTTGCCCAGCGCCTGTACCTTCTCCTGCGCAGCTCCCTTCAGCTTGTCCACGATGCCAGTCTTCGGCGTTTCGACTCGGCCTCCGTGTTCGTCTGCGAAGTCCGGCTCGTGTCCGGAGATACCGTTCAGTTCGTCTGGGTGTTTGCCGACGAAGTCTGGTGGTCCCTTGATGATATGGCCATCGTCGCCAATCATCACGTGGACCCCGCGGAGGGTGAGCCATTCACCCTCGTCGGCTTCAAGGAGTTGTGTGTGGAATCGAAGGAGCTGACTCATGCGAGTCAGGATAAAGGACTAGCTGTCGCCACTGTAAGGATTCTTCGGATCTTTGGCAGGGTAGTGGGTATAACCGCTACCTCCCGAGGATACACCTCCGGTCGACTTCACATGATGATCCGCAAGGGCTTCGATCGCATACTGCCTCTTCGATTCACCATATCGACCTCCAATTGGCTTACCCTCTGCGTCGTACATACGATATCTAGTCTGTGTCGCGTAACCTGAAGCGATCCGGCTACCTGCAGACCGGACCGCGACGCGATCCTCATACTTCTCGACATGGCCTACGACTTTGCCATCCACTGTGACTGGCTGCTTGTTCGAGTGGCTTCGACTCGGCGTCCTTGAACACCTTGTCGCGAAGACCCTTCGGTCCTCCTGTGACCTCGCCTGTATCGTCGTCGATCAGGATGCGAGCGCCGTTGACCGTGATCCAGCCCTCAGTAAGGAGGGTATCTAGACGTCCGAGGATCCCGTCCGCCAGTTTGCGTTCTAAGCTACTCATCTTCGTCCTCGAGTTCTGCGTCCCGCAAGAGGGCAGCGGGGAGTGGGAAGTGCTCGACATCCAAGCTTCCATCCTCGTCGCGATCAGGGTCGTTCTCAGGTTCGGTTGGCTTACTCGAGCCATTCTTTGCGGATGCCATGTTTCTTGCCCCAAGCCTGGATGACCTGTGGAGCTATGTAGCTCCGTCGGGCCATCGCAGGTGTGTTGTTGAGTTGTTTGGAGACGTCTGTCGAGACAGACTTCAAGATGCTGATGATATGACGAGCGTCTGCCTTCTTGTCACCTGTCAAGGTGGGAGGCTTCTCGTCTAGAAGACGCTCTGCTGTCGAGGTCGCGACGATCGTCCGAAGATCCTTCGTCTTGACTCCCTTCGGGAGCACAGCAGCAACAGAGTCGCTCGTAACGCCAGGGAACACGCGCTCGTTCGGCTGCTTCCCCTCGGTCAAGGACTTCAAAGCCCGGACCAGCTTCGGATCCGTGACGGTAGCCTTGTTCTCTTTACCGGCCTTGCCGACGTAGCTGATGCTGGCCTTGCCAGGGGAGAACGATAGGTGTCGCGCCTCCATCGTCGTCGCACCGTAGTGACCTGTCGAGGATAGGCTCGCAGCACCTCCAGGACGTAGTCCTGTGAGCGCGATGAGCATTGCCGCTGCATGCGCAGGGCTCTCCTCCACCTTGGAACGGAGTCGACCTAACTGCGCCTCGACCTTCGGTCGACCTGCGAGAACACGTTCCCACTTCTTGGCGGCGTTCTGCTTGTCGAACTCCGCAGAGTATCCGCGCTGCTCTCGTCCCTTGTCATCTCGCCACTTGATCAGGGCACCCTGGTGCACTCGATCAGAGTCGAGGTTCGCCATGACCTCAACGTTCTTGATGTGCGCAGCAGGTAGCTTGCTGACTCCGAGATCCTTCAGACGCTGGACGACCTCTGGGTGGAGTTGGGATCCTGCGCCTCCTCCACGTTTGGGTACGTCTCTCGTCTCGGCCTTTGTATAGCCACCGGTAGAGCCTGACCCGAAACGTCCGTCGCTATCACGAGGATGGTCTTCCTCGCTCCAGACGTTCTCGACCATGTCGAGTGTGACATGGCGGGAGTTAAGCTGTGTCTGACCTGTGGTCAGGATCTCTTGAAGTGATCGTAGCATTTGTCAACGCGTCCACTGTATCGGGCTTGGCATGACCTTGTTAGCTGTGCTAAAGGGTGCAGAGCCTACGAACTGTGAGCGCGGATTGATCGGGCTTGGATGGTCGGTCGTATGGTACGTATAGCGATCGAAGCTGCCCACACTGTGGTTGTTCAGACTCACGCCGAACGTATCTTTGATCGCGTCACGCGCATCCTTGCCCCACAGCATGAAGTGGACAGGGTGGGCTGAACCAGCGCAGATGCCTCGCAGGAGATGTGGGAACAGGCGCTGCCACAAGCTCCGATGCGAACGCGCAAGATTTGCGCGGACTGTCAAGGTCGCGTTCAGCAGCACGACACCCTGTTCGACCCATAGGTCGAGAGTCGGTTCGACTGTACCTCCGCAATCGCGCCTCAACTCGACAAGAACGCGTTCAAGGCTCGGTTGCTTACCCTGGCTTGGCGGGCATGCGAAAGCGCGTCCTATTGCAGCCCCTGGCGTTTGGTATGGATCCTGGCCAAGGATGACCGCACGGACGTCGCGCCATTGCACCTCTTCCAAGGCTCGCCAGACCAAATCTGGAGGCGGTAGCGTCTGCGGATCAGCGAGTGCGGACGTGATAGGGTCGAGCATTGAGGCGAAGCCGACTGGATCGGCTGCCTCTAGTGAGGAAAGATAGTCGGTGAGATCGCTCATCGCTGCTCCACGACGGTGACGACACCTGCGTTGACGTCGAAGACGGCAGGAGGGTGCTCGATCGCGTAGCGCGGACCACAGCAGGCGACATTCGCATGGATTGTCTGTCCTATGCGGACATTCTGTCCTCCGCAGGCGTGGACGTGGCCGAAGAGGTGTAGCGCAGGAGGCTGCTTCTCGATGAAGTCCTTCAGGGTCGAACTACCCCATGAGATGCCACGTTCGAGGTCCAAGATCCCCGCTGGAGGTACGTGCGTGACGAGGATGTCGACGGGATAACCGAGTTCCAGCCAAGCCCAGCGAGGCTCCAGCTCTGCCTCTGAGCCTGCAGAGAAGGCACGGAACCGGCTGTTGCGTACCCAGCTCCAAGTTGCTCCTGCAATGCGCAGGCGTCCGTCTGGGTCGTTGTGGACGTAGTGCCCTTGCCAGCCGAGACCGCTCAACAACGTGATACCACAGGAGGCAGTCGGTAGGTCGATAGGGTCGTGATACCGACTGTAGTCCTGTAGAGCACGCTCCAGCGTTGAGTCGTGGTTCCCAGGGACCAGCAGCTTGACTCGATGAGGAAGCTCAGACATCCAGTCGAGGAATCCGTGCATCTCGTCGAGGACGTCGAGGTTAGAGAAGTCCCCGCAGTGGATGAGGATGTCTCCTTCGGGGACCGTCAGCTCAGCGTGACGATTGTGCGTATCTGACATTGCGACGATGCGTGTCACAGTCCGACCTCCGTTGCAGTCACACGAACCTCTACGTTGTCGATACGCTGAGACTTTGGCTGACGTAAGAGGAACAGGTACCAGACCATCCCAACAAGAGATATGAAGATCGACAGTCGTACAGCGCCGACGAGATCGTGTCGATAGTAGGTCGTGATGACCCCAGCAGCCTTGCCTCCTAAGGCCATCGTAGACAGCCAAGCTGCCATCCCTAGAGCGGAGTAGCGTTCTGGCACGAGAGCTGTGATCGTGTCCATGCCGATAGGCTGGATCAGGACCTCTGCGAGCGAGGCAAGAGCGTACCAGGCTATCAACCAGCCTAGCGAACTACCGCCTAGCAGGCAGCAGAAGGCGAGGACCATCAGTGCGAGAGCGAAGATCGCACGAAGGCGCAGGTTCGACCAGGTACCGACGGGAGTCAGCAGTAGCAGGAAGGCGAAGACTGGGTTAAAGGTCGAGATCGCCTCCGGCAGTTCGACCTTGCAGACCTCAGCAGCCCAATAGACCAAGGTCGTCGTCTGCTGCTTCCAGCCGACGAAGAAGAGCGTAGATCCCACCAGGAGCACCAGAATGCGACCCCATTGAGGGCGAAGTTCGACCGGTGCCCCTGTCAAGGCTGACGCAACGACGGCCTCCTCTGATCGATTCTGGGCTACAGGGCGTAGACGTTTCCAACTGACGAGCAAGATCACCGCAGCCAGTGCGACCGCGAATGTACAAGACGCGTAGACCGCTGGCCAGCCCCAATGAGCTCGCAGCGTGCTACCAACGAGAGTCGAGGGCATCGAACCTACCTGAATCGCTCCATAGTAGATCGCGAAGGCACGCGTTCGCTCCGGACCTAGCTTGAAGATCGAGCCCAACATCGCAGTGAAGCAGGGCTTGAAGAGACCACAGGCGACGGACCATAGGATGAGGGCAAGCGTCGCATTGTGCGACAATGCCGCGACAGCGTAGCCCAGAACGAAGAGGAGCAGACCGCAAAGCGAGACTGCGCGCAGCGAGAGGCGCTGTGTCAACAGCCCTCCTACGAAGGCGATGAGGTAGGAGCCAAGCAGGAGATTGCCGGTCACGCCAGCATCCTGCCACAGGGTTAGCCCTCCAAGCATCTCATACCAGGCGAAACGCTCAAGCATGATCACAAGAAGCACGGGCAGAATGGACATGAGCATGTGAACTCTCCTATTCGCGTCGACCTCTGGAAGGTCGACTTCCGATGTCATCAGGAGCGTAACCGTAGCTCCTAACGTACTGTTGTCCGAGTGTCGGAGGTCGCTTCAGTGCCTTGAGCGGAACGATCGTTCCGTTCGATCGTCGACTGGCGCGGACCATACAGCCTTCGACAGCGCATTTGTACTGAGCTTGGCCTAGCTCAGAGGCTGGGATCCAGCTGTGCTCGTGGTCGTTGCGGTTTGAGATCCTGTAGAGGTTGTACTCGTTCGGATCAGCTGCAGCGACTGAACTGCGTCGGACGTCGAGGAGCCCTGCCTCGCGCAATTCACGTAGTCGTGTGGCGATGACAGTCAAGGGAGGGCGTCGCCGACCTTTGAAGGCTCGGTGGAGGTCCTGAGGACTTGCCTCACCAACGGCCTTAACCATATCAATCAATAGCTGTAGCGCTGGATCCATAGCTTCACTTCAACGTCGTTGTCAGTAGTTGACCGAGAGACGGAGTACTCCGCAAGGTCTCCAAGAGACGCTGACCGAACTTACGGACGAGCTCCTGTGCTGCGTCCTCGATCCGCTTCTTACGGACGAGGACCTTACTGCCACCGATGCGACCGTTCCAGGCACCGTCCTTGAACCGCAACGTCATCTCGACGAGAGGCAGACTGTGGTACCACTCAGATGGGCGCTGACGCTTGCGCCAGAGAAGACCCGCCAGCTCTTGGCTCCCAGGAGGAGGCGTCCGCTGTTCCGCCTTCGGAGGATGAACAGACGTCTTCACGACGTCACCTCGAGGCCGAAGGCCTGACGCAGCTCGTAGACCTTGCCCTTCGTCGGCTGCTTCAGCAGCCCAGGGCACAACCGCTTGATCAAGTCGTCGACCCGATCGGGGGAGGACGCATCGACGATGTTGAACTCGACTTCGAGAAAGGTCAGGTCGACGATCTCTTGCGAACCTGTCCGTCGTGTCGGCCCAACACACGCAGTGATCTGATCGATGAAGACGACAGGAGCCTCTGCGCCTCCCCGCAACGGGTAGCAGCTCCGATGATTCGCCAATCGGATCATCTGGAAGGCCTTGTAGGGTGAGGGACCGGGCTCGACAAGGCCATAGACCTGGAGAGCCTCCCGTAGGCGGTCGTCCGCCTCCTCCAAGATCGGACTGTATGACGGCCAGTAGCTCTCTCGCGAGGTATGGCGTCCTTGCTCTTCCTTCAGCTCCCAGCGTGTCTGCCGAGACTTGGCGACGTGCACGTTCGACGGGATCGTCGAGATCTGCGCCAGTTCCGTCCGCGCACGTAGATGCCCTCCATGACGGTACAGGAGGTCTCCCTGCGTGTCGAAGTAGACGTCGATGAGCAGCAGCTGACGCTCTTCGAGAGCCAGCTGTCGCAGAGTCTCGTGCGGACTGGAGGCTCTCGTCGGGAGCAACCAGCGTAGTTCGTTCTCGATCATGTGACTCCTTTGAGGAGGGCTAAAGTATGCTCTTGCCCTTCACTCGATACTTCACATCCTCTGGAAGGTTTAGCCTCGCCTGCGCAACTTCTGCTGCGCGACGTACCTTCGCTGCGTGCATGGGATGCTGCATACACGCAGTCGAGTGACCCGACTCGTCTCGAGGGTTCTGGACGTAGAGACAGAGACACTCAGGCGTTGACATCAGCGCCCTTGGCCAAGACCTTGCGCATAATGACACGCAGCTCCGGGTTGATGTTCTCGTCGTCAACGTTCTTCAGGGCCAGCAGCACCTGCCGGACGATCTGCGAGGGGAAGACACCCTCGCGGTAGGCCTCGTCGAGAGCCTCCAGGTCGGCGTCCTCCAGCGCTTCGACGTTGACGTCACGCTCTGAGGACGTCGGCAGCTTCGAGTTCGTCAACAGGTTCTTGATCAGTGCTGCGTCCTTCTGGCGCTTCGTCGGCGCACCCTTGATCATAGCACGCAAGGACTCCAACGAGGGGATCTCCTTCGCCGATAGCATCCAGTCCAGGTAGCGATCCTGAGCGGCATGATCGCCTGGGCAGAGCCCGACCGTCACATGGGCCTGGGGCAGGGGCAGAATCTTGCGGGCGACGGCCTCGACAAGTCGGGGCGAGCCAGTCTTGTAGACCTGGATGTGACGGTTGATGTCGTACTCCTTCATCTCGAAGTCTTCCATGACCTGCTCGCGGGAGCAGGGTGCGACATCAACGTCCCCTTCCAGGGCAGAGATGATCTTCTCTGCCGTCGTCATAGGGTCGTCATCCTCACGCTTGATGTTGGCCAAGCGGTAGGAACGTCGGAAGGCCTCAACCGAGGAATCGAAGGTGATATCGACGGTGACGTTCGGGGGAACACCCTGCAGCGACGGGTTCGCCGCGAGGTCCTCCAGCAGATAGCGCAGGCAGACACCACGTCGCCCACCGTCCGAGACGTACAGATAGTTCTTGCCCAGCCGGTCCTGAATCTCGTGCGCCTGAAGCGGGTGAATACCCTCGATCAGGATGGACTTCATCAGTGCCTGGATCTTCGGGTTGTCCCGCTTGTAGCGCCACAGCTTGGTCGGCGAGTACTCTGGATGCTCCGGGTCACAGGGCAGGATCAGACCACAGCCCAGGTTCCGGTCCGGGTGGGGGCTGAAGGTCGGGAGACGACCAGGAGACCCGACGGTCAAGGCTCCAAGCAGTTTGTACTTGGCGTTGCGGTCTGCGGAACGGGAGGTCGAAGTCGATGCGGTCATGTCAAGTCACTCCAGCGTTGTGGGTTCAACCTTCAGACACTGCAAAGATCGGGCCAACCTAGGATCAGGTTGCAAGCCTGATGTAATGCGCGACGTGTCTGTCGGATTTGGTTTGCATATACGATCGATGCAGGATGTGATTGCAAAAGTCAGGCCAACGCAGATATCAGGTAGGAGGGGTCTGTAGACCCCAAAGGCAGGTGTCTACAGACCCCGGTTCGGACGCCCGAACCGGGTCAGCCAAGCGGCATAGCGCGTCTGAAAAGCGGTGTAGCTCTCGGTACGCTCATCCTGCCGGGTTGTACCCTGGGCAGTTCTCGGTCTGGGCTGCCGGGGTCTCGCGGCGGCTGCACTGGACGCATTGACCGTTGGCGAAGCCGTGTGGTCTGAAGGCCGTGACCGGGCAGCCGGGGTGGCGGCAGTCTTTGCCTGGGCAGACGTGGTCCCAGTCTTTGTTCTTTGGGCCGGGCGTGTTGCTGTGGTTGGGCTGTGCGGCGCGGGGTCTGGAGACCCCACCGGACTGGGTACGTCCGCGTGCTCCATGCTTGCCGCGGACTTCCGGTTTGGCGGCACGTAGCGCGCGATCTGGCGACCCTTGGCCATGGACGCAGGCGCAGTTCATGACCTTGCGGGGTCCTTGTGGGTGGCGGAGATCCAGACAAGCCACTGCACCCTTGCCCCAGCAGCCAGCGAGGCAGCGGTGAGTGCGGTTGACTGCCGTCTTCATGATCGTAATCGAGGGATCGTTCATAGGAGACCTCACTTGTGACGTGGTCGATGTTTGCTGACGTTGCCGCCAGCCAGGAGATTGCGTGACCCACGGCGGTATGCCGCGGTGGTCGTAGCCCAGCCACGGGAGACAACCGTGGCTGAACCTACTTCCATCCCGATGTGAGTGGATCACAAACGGATCGAAGTGCACCGGATGTAGTAGTGCAACCGCGAGCACTGCGACATGGAAGCATGCGTAGGTCATAGGATGTGAGACGAAGAGGCTCGGACTGGTTAGTCGATCTCAAGGAGACGTCCGAAGGGGACGTCCGGGTCGAAGCTGGCGGGCTGGGGAGCGAGAGCAAGACGGTTGTAGAGGAGCTCACCTCCCTGCTCTTCAAGAGCGTCAACAGTCCAGGGTGAGGACCATGGCTGGGTGTGAGCGACGCGCGTGACGGCGTTCGAGATGGACGCACGAGAGAAGGTATAGACGCCCTCTGTCCGCCAAGCTGCGCAGAGACGCTCGACGAGCTGCGTCTTGTCGAAGCCGGGCACCTTGATCAGGCCTTTGTCCACCAGGGTGGCAAAGACGTACTGTGGTGAGTTGTCGTTGCTGTCGAGCACGAGGTCCCGTGAAGCCTCTGCCCACTTCTCGGCGAAATGTGAGATCGAGTCGACGGCCTTGCCAACCATGACTTCGAGACGGTCGTCGAAGGAGGCTGCATTGTGCCGCAGACCGTCTGCGCGCCAGGCGCTGATGGTGGTCAGGTTGATGCAGCGTGCACGCTCGATCTCGGAGATGATCCGAATCGAGCCGGATCCATCGTCGGAGCTCTCCAAGGTCAAAGCTCCACGGAAGATGTCACCTACGACCAAGTCGTCCAGACGCATGTCCGAGTGGAAGTAGACACGGTAGCGCCAGTGCGGACCGTCGAGCAGGAACTCGCCTCGTGCCCCTGTCTGGTCTCCGACCTTCGAGCGCAGCGCCTGATGAAGACTTTGGATACAGGCCTCGGCATCTCGGACCTTGTAGTCTGTCGACAGGACAGCGTACGCGCCTCGCCCCTTCTCGGTCAACATCGTCCGAACGTTCGCTTGGAAGGAACGCGCCTTGCCACGTGCTGGCACAGGCGTCACCGCAGCGACTCGCTCAGACTCCTGAATCCAGTGGTTCACGTGAGGCTCCCGCAGCGCAGGAGGGCACCCCATGAGGTATCCTGCACCTCCGTTGCTTGACTCCAGACGACCCAAGAGCTGAGCCAGGGCATGCTGGTTGTAGCCGATCTCCTGAGGAATCTGCTTTGATGCGAGTGCTCCGTTGGGCTGCATACGGAGGCTGTGGAGATCGACGAGGTAGTCTCGTCGACGCTGTGCCTTGACAGCACGCGGCACAGCTGCCAACACATCCTCGACGAGTGGACGCTGTTCGAAGTTCTCTCGGCTGACGCGATAGGTCTGCTGGCCTGAATCCGCGACCTGTGTGCCGATTGGGTACAACGTAGCCTCGTGGAAGATGAGGCCTGCGTCACGAGCTGCCTGTTCGTCGGTCTGAACGCGATTGATGGTATCCATGTGCATTCCTCCGGGCTCTACCCATGCAAAGTTCGGGCCAATCTCGAAAGTCCGTTAACCTCCGACGACTTCGATCGTCTCGGGCTCCTGCTCCGGGAGGAGCATGCTGTCTGTGACGTCCCAGACAAACAACAGGGTCATCCGGTCGTAGGGACTGAAGGTCGCCTCACACGACCACTCACCAGGTACCAACCAACGCTCCAGCCAGTACTGGAGTCGGAACGCCTCGGGCAGGATGGCAGATGCGTCCTGCAGTCGCATCACGACGTGTGGACGCTCGAAGACACGTTCTTCGGGAGGTTTGCTGACACCGTCGCCAGAGTCGACGGTGTGGAACCCTTTGCGACGCAGACGCATCACAAGCTCGCGGACACCAGGGTCAAGGATCTTCGGGTCTAGCTCTTCCATCAGCCACCTCTGTGAAGTTGTCGTGCACAGACGTTTCCGTCAAGGAAGGTTACGACCTCTCCGAAGGTCCACCCGATGGGGAGTCTGTCATAGGTCCGCTGGAGATGTGGAACGACTGTCTGTCCGTCAAGCCACTCCTCCCACTGCATCTCAGCGTGCTCTTCAAGCGTGAACCCACCATGCAGATCGAGGATGTCCTGTACCTTCTGAGCACCGTCAGGCGTCGACAGTTGGATACCACAGTCGAGAGAGGCGCGTGCCAGCGTCAGCAGAACCTTCGAACGAGGTGAAACCGAGGTCGAACCGTCACGTAGCCAGATCGACCGCTGCTCAAGGGTCTGGACTTGAGAGATACAGACGTCTCGACCCTGCTTGACGAAGCCAACAGCGATGGAAGGATTCTGAGAGGGTCCAGTTCCGTTGCTCGGTGTGTGGATGACGACACCCGAGGGAGTATCCCACCAGACACGAGGGAACGACCGACCGTAACCACGGCGCTGGCCGTTCGCGACCAGATCAGGCTGGAACCACGCAGGCGAGCCCCAGTTCGACACCAGCAGCCCTCCAATCCAGCGGGCGAGCCCGTGTAAAGACTCCTCCTGGACCGGTCCCTGCTGTCGAACAGAAGTCTCTAGACGCCCCATTTGTAGTCCTCCTCACCGGTCCAACCAGGTGCGACCAATGTCTGTGGGTCCCCTTCATGCTCGAGCTGAGTGGCAATCTCCTGCAACGTCAGCTCCTGACGTTTGATCCCACCCTTACGTCGGATACCGCTGCTGAAGATCCTCGAGTTAAGACGTTCGACCTTCTCGTCAGAAGTCTTCACCTCGAATTGGAGGAAGCTCACCGTCTCGTGCTCAAGTCGATAGGTGAGCGCTTTGATCGAGCCATGGAGTTGAAAGTGGAGTTTGTTGACAGCTTCTCCGGCAGAGTCCGCCTCAATGGCGGTCCACGGAGTCTGAACCGGCTTGATAGCTCGACATGTGTAGTTCACTTCGACTCTCCGTCGCAGGTTGGGCAGTAGACAGGTTGACCACTCCGACGACCCGTGCAGTGACCTCCCGCTGGGTCTGCCATCGGAGCGTCGACGATCCAACACCAGACGTCGTACTCCAGCCAGGACTTCAGACGATCCCACCAGGTCAGTTGGATCATCGGATGAGCTCGACGAGGTTGTCGTACTCGTTGGCAACAGCTTCGTATCCATCAGAGTGACCTCGCTCCCACGCCAGGCCCCACAACTTACCCTCTTTGGGGTGCGTTGTCGTCTGGTAGAGCTCTGCGAGCTCACGATGGAAGCGTTCCACGCTCTGCTGTTCTGCTTGTCGGTAGGATGCCATGGCGGTCTTCCACCTCTCCATATCCTCCGGACGATAACCGATCTTGTTCGGGATCGGACGTCGACCCGGATAGGGTGCCTTGTTCTCGTAGTCACCGTTCTTGATCCGGTCGTAGATCGTCTGTAGTTCAGACATACTCCACCTCGATAAGTTTGTGTTGCAGTGCAAGACGCATGAGGCTGTGGGCAGCAAGAGTCGGGCTACCATCCGAACCGCGGATCTCTCGTTGAGCTGGGAGTCGATGCCGCCAGCAGTGATACTTCTTGTCTAGGTAGACGTACCCAACTAGCTCTTCCGCCTGACCAGGACGTAGAGGTGCAAGCACCCTGTATCCTTTGATGTTCGGCAGACCTTCCACGGTCGCAGCGGGGTCAGGGTGTAGGTGGCAGGCGGGCAGGATAGGGATAGGCATGAGACTCTGTAGTGCAAAAACTAGACCAACTATTCACCGAAGTGGTGAAGACGCTCGATCTGCTCTCGCAGTAGATACATCTGTCGGCGAGCGTATGGTACGAGCTGACTCATCAGTCTACCTCTGGTGGATCGTCTAGGAGATCGACAAGGACGGTGAAGCCGGGGA